ATAGATGAGGCTGTTGGTTACTATCTCGTTGATTGGTGGGGCAACACTCGTGGAGAAGATGTACGACGACACCCTGTACGAAGTTTCGGTATTCGACCCGCATGGGATGCGGCAGATGCGTATGAATATGACAGAACAAATGGCAAAACACCATATGCACGATTATACAATAGCGGAGCACCTGTTGTCAATATGAAGGGATTGATTGATGCTTCGGGTAATGTAAGTGTAGCAACGGGCTTTACAGTGCCTCGTTTTGGTGGTAGGTTAAACAATGTCAATAACAACGATTCGACCATTCTCGTTGATGTGTATATGCCTACCAATGCAAATCGTGTAGGTGATGACGGGCATGGGCGTGGACTACGCTATCCTACAGCATTCAATGAAGATGTACTCACTGCACTTGATGAACCCATACATACGACAGGTGTTGTACTATCTCATCACACGGCTGAACCAAACATGAATGATGGTTACATACGAGCAAGAAACGATGTACTGCAAGCATATGAAGTGCCTCGTGGTATTAGTGCAAGACTCAACATAGACGAAAATGGATTACTCAAACCCGAAGCCGTAGTAAGTGATAGGGTCGAAACAGTTGTAGGCGATTCGCCACACAAAGATGCAGTAAGCCGTAGTAGTCCTCGTATCGGACTTGACACTGAAAATGTTGAGGGCGTTGATGATAACCTCATCATTATCAATACAGAAGCACACAGTTTGCATACAGATAGAAATGTAGGACAGCGTGTAGTATTGCAAGGTGGATATACCGCAGGTTCGCAAACAATTGGACATTATGATTTAACAGGTATAGACTTCGCCGTACAACCAGATGGCGGAGCAATGAAACTATCTCATACATCAAACTTCAATCCTCTTGGCGGCACATATCTTGCTGAATCTCGCAACTTTGTTTCACCAATAAATGATTATCAATGGGGCGGAATAAGTGGGGCTAACAAAACATCAAACCCATACGAAACAAATGTATTTGATTCTTCATCTCAACAAACCAATTTGACTGACAAGAAAGTGACATACATGATGCGGCCAATTCGATTACTCGATAAACAACATGTTGAGATGTTTAGACCGAACAATAACTTACACGCTTCTTCGCCGCAATACGGCAGTAACTTCTTTTCGGCTACGGCAGGTGGTAAGTATGGTATGTTCATGTACGAAATTGAAAACGGTAGGGCGGCGGATGGGTACTACATTCGTAGCACCAACCCCGATGGCAACCCACCTTACGCTCCGTTGTATGTAATGGACACAGGTGCAGATGATGCAACGCCTGTAAGCAAAGGGCCGAAGATAATCGGTACGGAAGAATCATCATTTGATTCAACTTTGTTGGACAATGAAATTACTCGTGTTGTAATAAGTGAAAATACACTTCAACATTACAGGTCGGATGCACCCCGAAGAAGAAGCCATAGCGAAGGAGAAACAAAGCAAGAGCGAATGGATTTCACCGTCAAACCAAGATACTCTCAATCTCTTCATCAAAAAGGACATAAAGGAGATGTTTCTTACAATGAACAAGACCATAGTGGTGATGCATCATGAATCCAATGAATGACGCATGGAATCTTCTTAAAGCCAAACAATATGACTGTGAAGATTATTCACATAAAGAAGGATGGAGTTATTGCGGTAGGCCCGATTGTGCTTCATGTGGTGGATATAAAGAGTTAGAAAAAGCACAAAAGCGTGACCCACGCCTCGCTCGTGCGGGTGTGAGTGGGTTTAACAAACCAAAGCGTACACCTAATCATCCTAAGAAATCACATATTGTTGTAGCGAGGTCGGGTGGAAAAACAAAGACTATTCGATTTGGTGAACAAGGTGCAAGTGTGGCTGGCAAACCAAAAGCGGGTGAATCTCAACGCATGAAAAATAAGCGTAAATCATTCAAATCTCGCCACGCTAAAAACATTGCTCGTGGTCCAATGAGTGCCGCATATTGGGCTGATAAGGTCAAGTGGTGAGGATGGTTGCCATTTGAGAGTCAAGCCCAAAGGCGTTTTATGTATGCAAAACACCCAAAGTTGGCTCGTGAATTTGAGGCTAAAACTCCAAAAGACAAAAAATTACCCATGAAAAAAGAACTCCCTCAAGGGCAAACCCGATTCGGTATGCAATCAACCCTTGACGGTGGAGTACAAGCAACCTTAACTCCTATTGAAGAAGCAAAAGCACAGGCTGAAAAGAACAAGCAAGAGGCAATGGAACGCCAACAAAGAGAACAATGGCGTGCCGATATTGCTAATCAACCCGGACAACAAAAATTAGCAATGAGTAAAGCATGGGTTTTCCTCAAGGCTACTCGCCAAACGGAGTTGGGTGAGTTTCATCCCGATTTACCAAGTTCGTATGGGCCGGTGAGAGGAGCACGCTACACAAAAGAGTCTCGCAGAAAACAAATCCAAAGCGAGGGTATGAAGGCTTTACCAACAAAAGGTTGGAAGCAATATCATAGTGAAGACATGCCCGAAAAAGCAGTTTGGGCGTGGATGCTTAATAACAATATTGAACCCACGACGAGCAACATGGAGAAAGTCGTAAGGATGGTACACGATATGGGTGGTGAAGTGTCGGCTCGTTCACCCACAGGAGCGATGGATGTATGGGGGATAAGAGGTAATAGGCTTAACGATGCTTATTTGGATGAATCGTATTCTCCCGATGAGTTCGGGGAAAGGCAGTTGTTCAATTCATATGCAATTCCACAAAACATTCCACCCGAAGCACTTGTAAGAATTGGAAGAACAAGTGAACAAGCGAGATTGAATGAGAGCCTATATCCCGAACAGCAAAAGCGTGACCAAGACTTCATTGAATGGAGGGAAACGCAATGACCGCCTTTCACAAAGCATGGGTTTTCCTCAAGGCTACTCGCCAAACTGAATTAGGTGAGTTCCATCCCGATTTACCAAGTTCGTATGGGCCGGTAACTATGACTCGATGGCATCCTACAATGGATTGGTATATGCAAGACCCAAGATTAGAATTAGAAGATTTAAGTGTTGCAGAAAAAAGAGCAAAAATTGAACAGGCAATTCGTGATAAAATATTACATCCACCTGCTGAAAGGTTAATCCATACAGGTCTTATTGGGTCTGAGCCTCATCCCGATGCAATTGATTGGGAACATGATATAATCATGCAACACGGTTTTAAAGAATTCAATCCCGATTATGGTATAGTTCCATTTAATTTATTTGAAGAACTATACGATGACAAAGGAAAAAGAGGGTCTTTTGTTGCACCTCCCGATGTTCCAATACATCAACATATAAATCCAGAAGATAGAAAATGGATAGGCATTCGATTACCTGCTGAAATTACAACAGGTCAATTCCGCAATGAAGGTGATGTGGGTGAACCAGCAGAAGCATATTTAGAACAAGATATACCACCCGAAAGACTTGTTCAAATGCCAAGTTTCGGAACTGATTATTTTGACCAAATTCAATGGCAACCGAGAGATGGTCGAATGGCTCTTGGTTGGAGTAAAGAATTTCAACCTTTAGTACAAGAAACTCGTGAATCTTGGCTTAGGGGTGATTAGTAATGGCAGTAATCAGCAATACCCGAAAAGGTCGGTACAATACTGATGCTGATGAAATTATGAAACATGTGCGTAAGCCTGTTTTTGTTGATAACGCAGTACATCATGCTCGTGTTTCTATTCAAACATCACCAAAAGCAAAAGTAATTATTGAAAAAAGTAATTCTCGTACATTACAAGTTACACCGGAGCGTACATATCAATTGGTTGAAGGTGAATCATACATACAACTTACACACAATGAACAACCCGGTCATTCAAGTCTTGCCGCTCCTTTCTTTGCTGATAATGTTATTTCATCAACAAACAAACCAATGTTAATTTACAATGCTGATGAAACAAATCAAAGGTTGCTTCCCCATACAATAGAATCAGCATCGTATGGTGTAATTGCAAATTTACGAAACATGAAAGGTAAAACATTGAGCGGTATAGGTTTTACAAATAACATCGTTAAAATGGGGCAACCAATAGATGTCGGTCTGCGTACTACTGATTTAGCAATCCGACTCGGTGAATCAATCAATAGCGGTGCTACAAGTGTCAATATATCACGACCAAAAAACTCAACAGCATCATCTGCTCGTAAGCATAGTACACGATTTGTAGGTCAAGACTTCAACAATATGAATTTGATGACAGCACTTCGATTCTTAGGCCGACATGATAGCCGTATGTTGTTGCTTGATAGATTTGGTAACTTACTTTACATACCGATTACATTTAGTGAAGCGTCAATTTTCGTGGACAAGAATTTCCGATTTGGTGGAAAACAAGATAATCCAATAGAAAACATATCCAATCGTGTTACGGTTCAAGGACACCCATTAGCACTAAACGATTTGGTCATTGTTACTGTTGATGATGTTGAAGGACAGGTGGAGGAGGTTCGTGAAGATTCTTCGCCCGTTGTTGATAATACAGCAAGAACAACAAATGCCGCACGAAGAGTGGCACGACAAATACTCAAATCACGCTCGCTTGCTCGTGGTAGCATATCAAGTGAAGGACACATGAATTTGCTCAACTTAAGACCCGGTATGGCTATCAATTATGGCGGAGAAAAGAAAGTTGTAAGTGAAGTAAAACACATGCCAATGCGTAACATGAGTGACATTACACTCCTCAATTTAGATACAGGTATTGAAGGTATTTTGCAGGGCATAGCAGAAGGAACGACTGTTGGGGTGAATGAAACAAACCCCGCTACTTATGTTCAAGTTGTTGAACAGAATTTGGCTTTGTTTGGAAAAGTCGAATTAAGGATTGTATCAGTTGTTAAAGAGCGTGGGGTATTTAATACGGCGTACCTTATCGGAGGTGTTAAGGGAACACATAATCGAGGGCTACTCGGCAAGAACGGGCTTCCGATTGGTGCGAACAAGACAAGACAAAGGAGGAATCTATATGCCGATTAGCGATTATATGCGTCGTCTTTTGCTTGACACTTTGGCTGATAATATCAATGAAGTTATTTTAGGTTTTGATGGTACACCAGCCACTACTGACGACGGTGCGGCAGGTCGCCCCGCCATCACTCTCACTCCTACGATTACTATTGTTGATGACACTTCATTACTTGTTGAAGCAAAGTTACCATACGATACAACATTTACTGATAAAATAAAAGAGGTGTATATTCAATTTCGTGGTGCAACAGAATTTACACCTGTTGCACGATATACAATTAACCCAATAACTAAATCTTCATCAAATGAATTGAAGATACAAATAGCAATTGAGGTGGCATAATGACAGGGAATCCATTATCGGGGCATACGGCGGCAAACCAAGCATCCATGACGGGTAGCGGGGTATTTACAGATAGTTTAGAAGATGGAGAGCATATCACAAGCCCATCGCTTACCAACATGCTTGAAGGTGTGCATGGTAACGGTATCATACTTGAGGAAGATACAGCCTCATCCGACAGTGACCGTAATACTCCCGAAGATTTGCCGGGTGTATGCGAACAAGTAACGAACAGTTACACTGTGCGAATTGAAGGTGGACACGCTGTAATTGACGGTGTAGTATATGCGTTTGCAGGTGGACCCGGCTCAACTCAAGATGTTGCTTTTACTACAACAAGTCCTCATCGAAGAGCAACTTACAGTGCTCTTACAACAGGTCAAGAAGTTCTCATCGTTGTGTATGTATCAACAGATACAACAAATCAGTGCATTACATGGGAAATGGGTACACCCGTTACAACAGCATCAAACACATACCCAACCACCCCATCAGCATTTCTTAGTGAGCCTAAAAGTGGATTAACGGTAAAACAAAGTGTAGTGCTTGCTGTTATTCGTGCGGTGTATTCTGGTACAGGCGGCGACCTTTATCTTAATATTAGTGAAAGCAATGATAAGCGAATATTTGTACGACCTAATCCAATTTATTTCACACCCGTTACTACAGGTATCGTAGGTGCTACAACAGCAGTAAGTGGTCACGCCGCCCTCGATAGCCTACACTCCGAAACAGGTAACTTGGCGGCAAGCCGACTCGGTGCGATGTGGCAATCATACAACGCAGACGGTGATGCAAATTTGTATTACTCGTCAAAAGATTCGGGAGGCACACGGCATACACATCTTCTCGGTCCAACTCATATTGATGTTTCATCTCCCTCATCAAACCAAACATTTACTTTTGGGAGTAATCAAATTTTTGTCCTCACCCCATCCACTACCATTAACCTCAATCCAAGTGGTACATTTCCACCCGGCTACACCGTGTTTGTAAGCGTACCAAGTGGAAGCACTGTAACATTCGATAGTACAGGATTGAATTCAAATGTAGTGGCAACTGAGGCTACAATGTTCACCTACGATGGAAGTGCGTGGAAGAAAGTGATGGTAAGCGGTACAGTAAGCCCTGCTTCATCGGGTGCAAGTGGTCTTGTGCAACTCTCCGATGGTGCTGGTGGATTCACAAGCGATGCCGACTTATCGTGGGATGCCGTTGGTGGAGAATTGACTGTGAATGGTAAATTAACTGTTACAGGACTCATTGACCCCACGGGGCTTGAACTTGACCCTCAAGGTGCTAATCCCGGTGGCGTAGCCGGTAATACACTATGGCTCGACAGTGGAGCATCCAACCGACCGAAAATTGGCTCTAACGCTGTTATGCGTGCAAACGATAACATCAGTGAACTCACTAACGATGCAGGTTTTACTGATGCCGCCGCCGCCGCATCAGCCGCCCCTGTACAAAGCGTGAACAGTGCAACGGGTGCTGTAGTTTTAGATGCTGATGATTTGGCTGATGGTTTAACTAATGTGATGATGACAACATCCGAAAGAAATAAATTAACAGGTATAGCAACAGGGGCTACTGCTTATGTTGATGCTGACGCAATTGCCGCCGTTGAAGGAGAATCCACATTGGATTTAACAGGAACAGTAACTGTTCAAAGTGATTTAAAATTATCAGTAACTTCTAATGATGTTATTATTGAAAATACTTTTTTAGACAAAGATATATTTCTTAAAGGTAATTTTGGAGGAACTCCAACAAATATTGCACAAGTTGATGTTTCTGCTAAGGCTTTAATTGTTCCCGACAAGATATATGCAAATAGTATGCAATTAGGCTATGGAACAGGGCCAGCAAAATTACAAGTTTATAATGCAGGAGATGATTTAGAAATTTATGCCGCAGGAACAACGGGTGGTAATGTAAAAGTCATAGATATTACAGCAGGAATAGACGGTGCAGAAGCAAATAGAATTGTTGATATTTCGGGTAATTTATCTGTGAGTCAAAATGTTGGCTTCTTTGGAACAGCACCCGCTTCTCAAACAGCAGTTCCAAGTTTGGGTCCTCAAGCAGGTGCTCCAACAGGTGTGCCAACTCCACCGGGTGTTGGTGATACAGCACACGCAGATTTTACCACAGCAATCAATCAACTCAACATCAACATTAACAATATTCAAACAAAATTAGATGACCTTATCACTTCACTAAGTAACTTGGGGTTGGTATGATGGACAAATGGTTAGACGAATATGTGGAAAAAATAATGAGCATACAAGTAGTAAAGAACGCTATCTTTTCAAAGCCTCAAAATGGTACTGCTTCTTTCTTCTCACGGTTGGGTCGAGCCAAAACTCCCCGCAGTGAGGACAAAACATAAGATATGCTCGCTCTCTATCACCATCAACGAATCGTGCAATCATTCTTCTTGGCACATCTATAGCCCCGCAACGAGGACAAGGTTGCTGTAGCCTATCAAACAATTTACCCATTGTATCACTGTGTAGGTCGTCGTGCAATAATGTCGTCAATGCGTAAGATAGCATTAGTAACTTCTGCCGCACTTAGCACCGCTTGACGAACTAATTCAACGGGTTCAATAACCATATCTTCAAGCAGGTCTTTGACACCACCATTGGTTACATTTGGACCTACCGATGTGTTGCCTTGAAGAATCTCGTGTCGCATAGCAAGAATGGTGTCAAGTGGGTCATGCCCCGCATTTTCTGCAATCGTGGCAGGGATAATTTCTAATGCGTCAGCAAATGCTTCAATCGCCATTTGTGCTCTTCCACCAATCTGTGCGGCATGTTGGCGTAGGTGTACAGCCATGCGAAGATACGAATTACCTCCACCAACAACATACTCTTTACTGTTCATAACGAGTGAAACTACGCCAAGTGCATCATCAAACCCACGCTCGACTTCTTCAAGTGTGTGCGTTGTAGCACCACGCAATACAAGTGTTGCTTCGTTTGATTCATGTTCGCTATCAACAAACAAATACCAAACATCGTTTTTTCTTTCACGAGTAATTTTTACATCAGCCGCCGCCTCAATATCTTCTGCGGTTTGATAGATTGGAGTATTTGCCATACGGCTCAAAGCACGCAATGATGATTCGGGTACTCTTCGTACCACCATGATATTGTTCTTTTTGAGATGAGCACAAACAATGTCATGTACTCCATCCCGTACAAATACAACACCGCCGTTTGGCAAAGCGGTAACTATTTCTTTTGCTTGTAAAAGTAAATCAGCCTTACCTGCACTCTTGTATGTTTGGAATGACGATGCATCCAATTGCACCTGTACATTTTCTTCGCTCTTTTCAACTTCAAGACCTGCGTTGATGAGAAGCATTTGTGAGTAATTATCTTCACCCTCAAGCACATAGTCCTTATTGACAATGATACCATCATACAAGTAAGAATCTTCTAACGAACCACCTGCAAACGATACGACCTTGACGCTTTCTGCATCACCCGCTTTTTGTACGGCTGATACACAAAGTGAGGCTACTGCATCGAGAGCACTTTCAAGCGTCTTACCTGTGATTGCAGTTTTTGCTACACCTATCAATGCTTCATTACTTTTGTCGCCAATTTTAATTTCATCAGCAAGATACTTGACAGCCATCTGTGCGGCTTCATGATACCCACGACAAATGACATTGGGGTGTAACCCTTTTTCAAACAGGGTTTCGCTGTTGCCTAACAATTGACCTGCGAGTACCACTGTACTTGTTGTTCCATCATAACAAAGAGTTTCTTGAGTTTTTGCAACTTCTGCAATCATCTTCCCGCCCGGATGTGATACATCTAATTCACGAAGAATGGTAGCACCGTCATTTGTTACAATGACATTGCCATGCCCATCCACCATCATTTTATCCATACCCATAGGGCCAAGCGTTGATTTGACTGTTTCTGCTACAGTTTTCGCCGCTCTTATGTTATGTACTTGTGCTGTTCCTTTGTTTGTTTCCTTCTCCATATTTACCACTCAACTTGGATTTCAACGACATCGCCTGTTTCAAGACTTCGTGATGAAATGTAGCCTTCACTCTTACCAAACTCATACAAATCGTATGTTATTTTGGCATCACTCAAGCAGTATTTTGCCACCTCATCATATCGCCCCTCTCTCCAAGCAATCGGTGCATCTGCACTGTTCATTAACTTATTGTCGTTGAATGTAGTTTTTGCAAGCATACCAAGTGTTAAATCAACTTTACCAACACTTAGAGATGCTTTGTTTATCAAATGTCTTGTATCTATGACGGCATCGGATTTACCAAGTAAATCATTGACAGCCCAACAATCGAGTGAATCACGCAATACGGGTAAATCAAATGATTTGATATTATGCCCTATGATTACACCGCCCTTTTCTATGTGTTCTGTTAGGTCATCTCCGAGAGTACGAGGATGTAGGGCTTTTACAACATGCTCATTATCAATGGATTCATCACAATAGATAGTTCCTTTGTTACCATCCCATGTCGCCACGACTGATGGTTCAAACGATGCCGTCTTATCCCAACCTCCAATTTCCCACGAGAAGTTTGTAGTTTCAATATCTAATGCCAACACATCACTCATTTGTACCCTTCCTACGAATATATACACGACCACCAGATTTCTTTCGTTGAAACAAATCACCGCCGTAGTCCTTGAAGTGCCGTTGTGCTGTGCTCTTAGAAACTTTTGCCGTATTTTCATATTGACCCATGACAATTGACTGTAATCTCCAACCGTCGCCAAAGTTTTCTATTTCATGAGGAGTGCATTCAAGATAGACACTCATCATGGATTCAGTAATCTTCGATTCTTTTTGTTTGTTGTTACCAATCTCAACTGAATCTTCAAGCCATGTGATTAGATTTCTAAATATGTCAATCAAAATTTCATGCGACATATCCACATGTTCAGCAGTAATGACCCACGACTCATCAAGCAATGCCATGTGAACAGAAAATATACCAAGATAATTTTCTATCGCAGGTACGAAAGATGCAACAATATCCGACATCGTAGGCGACATGTTGCGAAGTAAATCGTATATTTCATCCGATGATTGTAGTAAAGCAGTTTCAAAATCCTTTGACACACTAAACATTTCCCACATGTGTCGTTGCACTATCTCTTCTTTTTCTTCACTTGAAGATTCACTCCATTGAGTGAAAGTAATTTCTTCAAGATTCAATAATCGGTCACGAATTCTTTTGTCAGTATTTATAAAGTATTCATACAAATCTTCTCTTGAATATTCAACTACATTTGGCTTTTTGTAAAAGGTATTCAATCGAGTATAACTTACATCTTGTCTGTCATCTAAATCCCAATGAGCGTAATGCAACAATACACGCTGAAAGATACCCTTAGTGAGAACATACTCTTTTACTCCCTTTGGAGGGTAAGTGGTAATCCAAAGCGACACAAGTGAAGGACACTCAATTTTGTTTCCTTTCATGTGTTTAACGAGTGTATTATTTCCGCTACCTACAGGGTTACATGCCGTTTGAAGATACAACACTGTTTCTTGACTATGTTTATTCGGTGTTAGAAGGATTGACCCTTCATCGAAATTGATTGCTTTACGACCACTTAAAAGCCCTTCAACTGTTATTACTTCACCTGTAGGCTTACCGTTTCCATCATACTCGGTATCTGTTGAACCAATCAAACCTGCGTCTGTACCCGATGCGAATAACTCAAAAGGAATATCGGCTTCCTTCATTATGTCACTGATGAAGTTCCATGCGATTGATTTACCTGTCCTTGAGGGTTGAATCCAAAACACATGTACTCGTAGGTCCAAATGCGTATCGCCTGTTGGTAGTCGTAAGTATGGTAGTGTTGTTTGACCCTGTATGAAAAAAAACGATAACAAACCCGGTATTTCATTTCTCAATGATGTCAATGAAAAATGGTGTAGGTATGCATTTAATATTGGAAATTTCTGTACGGCTCGGTAATTTTTTACAATAGTCATCTCTCTCATCTCCTTTTTTCTTAGTCAGTTTAAATATTAACGATTGATTTTCCGTTCTTGTCGAACAGGTTCTTCGCTCGTCAATATATCAACTATTAACTTCCTTCTTTTATCTCCTAATCCTTTAATTTGTTTTAACGATTCAGCAAAGCACATCTCTTCTATGCTTCCGCATTTCTCAAGCATCTTCTCGGCAGTTTCATGCCCGATACCCGGAATTGTTGCTATCATATCAACTCGCAAGTCATTTGATGCTACACGCCTCAAAGATTGTGCTCCATGCTTACTTGCGGGTTTGTGGAGTTTGTCATGTAGTTTTACAATAAAAGATGCCGCATCACTTGTTGATGGTGAAAAAAATACTTGGCATTCAAAATCCGACATCAATCGAGCAAGCGTACCTAACAATTCACTTTGTATCTTTGAATAACTAACAACTTTACCATTTTGTTTCATTTGTGCCACATGCTTTTCTATAGAACCGTGTACTACAAGGAAGAATCTTTCATAATTCATATCCATATTTTCAAGTTGCCTCCACAGATGACCACTGTAACTTGATTGGAATAAGTCGGGAATACTCTTAGCCTCAACGCAAGCCCCTCCAAGTAAGTAATCACCCACTAACAAATTTTGTCGAACAACTGTAAGACCAGCATTGTTCGCTTTACGCTCAATAGATTCGCATAGCAATCCTCTTTCATTCGTATCAATTATTAAATGCGGCTTCATCCTTTAACCTCCAATAAGGCATTACATGAGTTTGTCCTAAACCATAACTTATTTTTACAGTTCTTTCAAGTTTTTCAAATTCGGAAGCACGAAGCATATTTGTAACTTCATGCATCGTTGCTCCTCTTTTGTATTTCTTGTTTATCTTATCAAGAATTTCTCTTGAAGTTAATTCTGCACCTTCTAACGCTTCAATTACTTTATCTTTCAATTTCTTTTCTGCCATATTATTCACCTGTTTTATCGTAATACTTACATTTACCTACACAAAATCCTTCGGAGTAAAGCGTGCCACAGGTCGCATGGGAGTAACCTGTCATGACAATGCTTCGTACTTGCCCCTCAGTAATTTCTCTATTAAAATCCACCCATTGCTGTTGTTCACAGATTGACACAATATCAACTATGTGCTTTTCTTTTTCATCATCAGCGACCTTCCAAGCAGGGAAAAACATACGAAACCTATCCGCTAAATAAGAAACAAAGTGGTATCTCGCACGATGGATAGGATTGCCTCCACCCATCGCCGCCTGTGATAAGCAAGGCAGTATATGCACATCATCAAACAATACTGTAGGTAAATCAACAGCCTTACCGTTGTGTTGCTGTGCTATCTTATTAACAATTATTTTCATCGTTAATTTATTTTGACCGAGAGGGTAATACCCCCGCCTCGATTCTTGAGCAAGATTCATCAAATCATCATGGCTAAGTGTGAGTAATTCTTCGGAGGATAGAGGAATACTCCAACAGCCACGCTTCGCATTGTAAGAATTGGGTATGCGTATCATACCCGATGTATCAAACGCTACAGTAGGGTCATTACATCGTAATGTACCGATTTCTTTCTCCCATGTATTAATGAGAACCCTTCCAGAATATTTGATTTGAGATACTTCACTGCCCGATTTTGGTTGTAGTGATTCAGCAAGAGGAATCCAAATGTGAAAGCCCCCACCCGAAAACCAAACAAAGTGTAATATTTCTTTACTGAGTAAATAATTATGGAGTCGTCGCACTTCTTCTTGTGGTACTTCAAACGGTACATCTGCACCCTTGTTTTTGAAATCCTTACAATCGAAGTCCATTACAAAGTGATGTATCAACGGAGTGTTGTAATCAACCCTGTGATGTTTAGGTGCTGTGGTATCAGTATAGCCGTAGGCTGTGAAATACACATTGCCCGAACCATTTTTACCACGCCAATACGATTCTAATTCATCAGCGTTTTTTACCATTCGCCGCCAACCTTTCATTCCATCGCTCGGCAATTCAAGGACTTCCCTTGGGAAGTCTATTGGAATGAAAGCCACTCAATCACCGGCTTCTAATAAGATAGTCAGCAATATCGTCTTTCAGTTTGTGGTATAAACTGAGAATGTTCTCATTGAACAATTCTCTTGGATGTATTGTGTAGTGGAGATAGTGCGGTTGTGCTATAGCCACGCTACCAAAATCAATATCAACAAACTCATCTAAAGTGGTTTGACGATATGATTTTCTAAGGAAGGCACTTCGGTTTTCCAAGTTGCCACCCTTACCTTTGTACAAACGCACTACACAAGAGCCGTTTGCTATCTGTTCATTCAATACATATTCCAACAATGTTATTACTTCATTCATTCTTTTCATCCTCCATTATTTCGTCAAGGAACTCATCGGTCAAACTCCAAAACGAACAATCCGCTTTGTAGTCGCACCAATTACACTTGAGAGTTTGTTCTTCAAGTGGAACTTCGGGCTTCGATTTACCCAACCAAGGATTAGGTGCAAAGTCCATATCTATATGTGCCTTAACGAGTCTTTCTAAATTTTTCTCCACTGATTTCATCGTGGAAGAATTTGCTTTTTCGTAGTGAATTTTCGTGTTTTCACCGCCCTCTATGTTACCACCCGGAAATTCCCAACCCCAATGGGTGATAGGTAGGAATTCGTGGTGGTTACTGTTCTCTAACATCATGCGATAGAAACCCATTTCTTGCCGCATGTTGCTCATCTTATTCTTTTTCCACTTACCTGTTTTCAATTCCATAAGTGCATAACTATCGTCATCGTGTCTAAAAATGGTATCTATGTAACCATTCATGTGAATAGGAACAGGTGTGTTATCAATCATAACAAACCTCGTTGCTTGGATATTTGCTTCAACCTTCGCTGGCTTCCAATACTTGCCGTTTGTTTGAATCAGCCGTTCAAACTGCCAATCCAACCATTGTTCGATTTGGTCTTCTTCCCCATAAGAATAGGGTGTAGTAGGCATGGGAATAGTATCATAGAGAAGTTGCTTGGCCTCATCATATCTTTCATCAGCAATTAACTTTAGAGCCTCGTCGGTCTTATCGAAGTTCGCCCAAAAGTATTCCACCATGTCGTGAACATTCAAACCTCTATCATGGTAGTATCTTTGTTCACTCCGTAGCCCCTTGAACTTCTCAAGGTAGTATTGCTGAGGACACCATGCAAATGTACCAAGGCTTGACTTCGTTACACGGAGTATCTTGGTCGCATCCTCTAAAGGATTCCAAGCGTAAGTGCTGTTCTTGTAGGATTCAACCTCTTCCCAATGACCTGTTTCTTCTCCGTACTCGTCTATGGTTTGACGACTATCATCATCTTTAGGATTGTATCTCATGTTTTTCACCGAATGTTTCTAAAAATATGAGCGATTACATCAACTGTCCAACCGTCGCCTAACACCTTGTATCGTTGTGAATCGCTAAAACCCGCAGTATAACCGTTAGGTAATGTCTGTAATCTTTCGCATTCAACGGGAGTTAATTTTCTGTAAATGTTTTGATTATCAAAAAGAGTATGTTCTTTGAGAGAATAGGTTTTTGTTAAACAGTTCATCTTCCCATCATTTCTTGCGACCAACTCCTTGCCTCTTCTTGGAGAAAAATCTCTTCCATATTTATGTTGATATTCTCTCCTAATTTTTTTGGCTTCTTCGGTTCTTCTTTCCGTAAGAGCAAATGGTGTAGCGACGCTTCGGAAGTTTTTGTTTTTTTGACTAAGATAGTATTTTTCATCAACATTATCTTCGATTATATCTTTGAGGAAAATACCCTTGTCTTGTGGTTGTTGGATGTTTGGTATATTTGTCCAATAATATCTCGGTCTATTTTGTGCTGACACTAAATTGGAATTGATGAGAATAGGTTTTACGCCTAAGTATTCAGTAATAATGTCACGCCACTCTCCCTTCATTTTAACATTCTCCAATAAAAAATACTTCGGCTTGTGATGTTCCAAGACATCCACGAAATCAAAGAACAACTTACTTCGTGGGTCATTAAAATTGAGTTTGTTTCCGGCGGCAGAAAAGCCTTGACACGGCGAGCCTCCTATAATCAAATCCACATTTTCTAAGTTCCATTCTCTCCATTTGGCGATGTCGCCTAATTGAACGGTGTTTGGAAAATTCTTTTGAGTAATTTTGATTGAATTTTCAACAATCTCCGACGCATAGTAAGTATCGTAAGTAACACCTGCCCGTTGCAAAGCAACTTGCCCACAACTAATACCATCAAACAGCCCCAATGCATTCTTAATTTTTACCATGTGTTCACCTCACCATCTTAACCGTCGCAATCGCAATGCATAGAGCAGTTCTTACAAACCGAACAATTGTGGTCTGCTTCGCAGAAGTTACATTCACTCATTGTCAAACCTCATTCCCGCAGTAATGCAAAACTCAAGCATCTTATCAATACATGAAAAGCAAGCAGTATGCTTTGCATGGCGAACACCGCCACCCTCTTTACCACACAGTTCACACGCCTTCATTCACTCGCTTCCATTCTAAACAAAATCCCACATTCTTTTTGGAAAAATAAATCAAATCATCTAATGCTTGTAAATTAGAATAATGCGTATCTTCATCCTCTTTCAAAAAATTCCAACCAAATAAATTATTAGATTGTAACTTACCTTTATGATACATATTACTTTTTAACCAAAACCATTGTTCATATGCTTGTTCAATCAAATGCTCACTTTCATAATGACATACATAACATAATAGATGAAAATTACCACAATCATTTGTTCCACCCGATTGTAAAGGGAAAATATGTGCTCTATGTAATTCAACAGGGTCTTCGACACCGCAAGCCCAACATTCATTTAAAGGTAATAGCCAATGTTTAGCAATTACTTCTTTGTCGGGTTTAGGTTTGCCATTTTTGTCTTTTTGCCTATAACTCATTTCACACACCTTCAAACATTTTCACCTTGCCATTTAGAGAGTCTTTTTTCTTTGCACTTTTTACACATCCAACCTTTCATTTTTGCATCAGCATAGTCGCTGTACGCACGACAAGAATTTTTTGGAAAACCCATACATCTTCCGCTCATTCACTCTCCTCCTTCACTATCCATGCTGATACTCCATAAACAGGATTAGCACCATAAACACACCAACCAAAATAACTTCTATCATTTTCAGCCTCGTATTTTGCCATTTCTTTTTTACTCCAACGATACAAACACGGTCTATAAAACGGAATATCACCATTTTCGTCTGCATCTTGTAATACAATATCTCCTAAACCTTCATGTGGCGGCAATTTACTTAATTGGTTTTTCATTCGACCAACTCCAATAACTTCTCAACATAGACTGATGCATCCATCAGTTCTTGCTGGAGATGGTTCAACCACTCACGGATAGATAGGACTTCCTCTTCCATCGTTACTCCGTACTTGGTCTTACCAATCTCAGCCCGTTGCTGTATCTTCTCGCATACTTTATCTTCTATCTTACTCATCAAATTCAGCCCCTAAGTATTCCCCTAAAACTTTCTCCATGTCCTTCATTCTCGTGTGCATAATTGTATTTTGCTTCTGCATTTTCTTTTCAAACTTCTTTAACATTTTATTTACCTCCTGTTTAAAATCATTGAGGATTTGTTGTGTAATGACTTCTAATCTATCTTGCGTAAGATTAAGAATTTCAGCATTAACGACACTTGACATGTTATTCATCATGTCTTCAGTATGCTGTTCTATAGATTTCATTCTATCTTCGATAGCAATAATGTCGTTGTGAAATCTGTCAGTTTTCTTCTTCGTCATCGTTTCTTCTCTTCTAATATTTCTGCATGTATCACAGAATTCAACAGCATCGCTCACCTTGATACTCCAAGTCATGAACGGTTTCTTACACCGCTTACATTCTTTTACTAATCCACTCATTTTATTCACCGTCTATGTTCAAATAAGTTGTTAAAACAGTTTTGTGTTGTACTGATTTTTCATCCCAATACTGTATGTTAAAATCACTAAGTAGTGGTTTCCAATGTTCATCAAATTGCTTTTTAGCGTTAGCGAGAACATTCTTAGCGAAAACTACACCGTGTGTAGCACCAACTGTAACCATGTAACCAACAAGTTGATTCATGTCTTGAGCATTGAAGTTCCCTTTCTTAACTTCAAAAACATAAAATGTATCACCACTCATAGCAGTAGCATCCATACTTAAGTTCGTATCTGTTGATTCTTCTGTCTTCACATCTGCCCATATTGATTCCCCTGTAGGTAGTGTTTGGGCTTTCAAATAATCAGCCAAAGCATCACGAATTAAAGATTCACTTACGCTATCATAATTATCACCATCTTCGGGAGGATTAAAAAATGAACTAATTTTGTTTTCTTTTATTGTTTCTGCTATTTCTTTCTTGAGTTCAGCCCAAGTATCTGTTTGTTGTACACCGTCTTTTTTCGGCGTTGTAGGTAAATGTCCTTCCTTAATGACCAATTGACCGACAAGACTATTCAATGATGTGTGATTTTTGGCTCGCCATGTAGTAAGTGGTTCATATGAACGGTGCATAATCACTCTTTCATTTTGTACAACATCTATTCCCCCACCATAACTTTGTTTAGCCCACACACCTTCATGGTCATCTGGACTCATACCAATTGTTAGTTCTGCCACGATGTCTGTTGTTGTGATTTCTTTCTTCATCAAATGAACATTCGTCAAAGTTGTTGGATGGAAGTAAGGTGGAAAAATTGCATTCACTTTAGTTGTAACAGGATTACCTTTAGCGTCTTTCATAATTTTACCATCATTTAAATCCACTTCGTTGATTACTATACTGCCGCCATTTTTGATGAAAAGACCATATCTTACACCCAATGAATCTCTTAGAGAAATAACTCTTTGTGCGGCATAAATATTCAAATCAATATTCATGACAATCTTAGTGCCTGTATTATCTGGTATAGGCATATCATCTTCGATGAGCAAATCATTACCTTCATATCCGTAAATACAATACGAATCAACTCCATCATATGAATTGATTTTATCTAATCCCCTACGAATGTCGGAATTTCCAAAATAAGCGATAGCACTTTTCATACCTACTCCGTGTTCATTGATGCCTTGATTCGTTCTTGCACCTACACTCAAAGCAATGCTTGCATCATCCAAAGAAATACCGCAACCGTCATCAATGACTGATATTTTCTTAATACTTCTTTGTCCAAAATTTTCAACAAGTAAATTGATTGAAATGTTTTTTGCTGATACAATTGCATTATCAATCAATTCATTCAACGCAGTGTAAAAAGTGAATCCACTTTTTGACATTGTGTTAGCCATTAGTTCGTTATTACTTTCCATTTTCAATATTCTCTTTGCCATATTATCACCATAATTTTCTCGCCGCACGAAGTGCTGTGAGTCTTTCTAAATCCCAATCGAGTGCTTCATACACCGATTTTAATTTCTTCTTAATCCACTTATCAACCACAGTGTACCAATCTATAGAATATTCTTCCAACTGTTTCACCTTGTCGTAAGCAATAACATTACATACATCTTGACCATTTGGTACACCATCAATGAATACCCATTTGACACTCTCATTCTTTCCGTAATTCGTACCTAAGTATCTGTTTGAATAGCGTGCCGCCTTCGCTGGATTAGGCACTACTACATCATAATCATCAAGATGTTTTTGTATGCGACCATACGATGCCGCCTCATCAATTTCACGCTCACCATTGTATGTACGCTTGATGTGAGGGCGAACCTCATCAAAGATGGCATCCTCTTCTTCGCCGTTTGAAATCATAGTAAATACTTTCATGAGTATTTCTTTTGTTAGCGGTGGTGCATTCGATGCCTTCAACGAATAACCTGTAACCTTCATGTCACCCGCATCTTCGGGAGGGTAGGACTTGATGCCGAAGTTACGATTCTTAGTATTGGCTGTGAACCAATACGGGAAGAATGCTTCTAATTCAACATCGAGGAATTTCAAATTCATTTCATTCTGTGCAATATCTGTAAGTTTCTGTGCTACATCCTCAGCCTCATCAAACGGAACTTGTATGTAACAAGAATCAGTATGACCTGCAAGACCACGATAACCCATCTCTTCGCTTCTATCCACAAGCATAGTGATAGACTTACGACCAAGATAAGTAATTGATTGAGCGATAGGATAACTTATCCATCCACCCTGCAATTTACTCATACCCACCATACCATAGATAGCATTGACCGCAACCTTGACCGCCATCTGTAACATGTGATAACCAAGTTTGATGTCGGGGTCTGTAGCGTCTTTCATGCGTTGCTTGTATGATTTACGCAAAGCGAGTAATTGACGCACTGCCTTTGGAAGAATACCTTCAATGTCCTGTCGCCAATGGAACACCCCACCCGTACCCGGAATGTGATTACCTTTGTCATCTAACTTAGGTGGAATGTCGAGAGTGAGAGTGTTTGGACCCGGCTTATCAGTAAGCGTAGTCCAACAAAGATTTGCTGATAAAATAATATTTGGATATAGCGAAGCAAAATCAACTAACGCTACATTCTCATGTCGGCCCGGAATTGGTGGCATAACCCATGCGGCCTGTAGTTCGGGTCGTGTTTCTTTGTATGTCGTCGGTGCTTTCATATCAGTAATGCGAGCAATCAACCCACGGAAGTATCGTGATACATTGTGAGTGCTTGCGAACTGAACACCTGCAACCTTCTGCAAGGCTAAGTGGAAATCGGTACAATTGAGTTTTACATCAATATCACGAAGGAGAGTAGTATCAACTAAACAGTAATCAACGAAGTCATCATAGTAATCATCCCAACCATTGAATACAGTCATGCCTTCTATTTCATTGGTAAGTTTGTGTCCTAAGTTTAATTCAACAGCAAACCAATTCAACTTACGCTCTTGTGCTTGCCCCCGCCCCGACTTCTGCCATACACCCTCAAAGCCACTGCCTTCGGATGACATCGCCGCAGTATCAAATACGAGTCTGCCTTTGATTGGTTGTGCTGTACTTTTGTAACCTTCACCGTTTTTCTTTGGTGGTAAAAAGACACCGAGCGGCGACATGTCCTTTCTCATATCACCAAGACGCTCATACAATTTAGGTAAGTCAGCCCACGCCCCTGCGTGAGCAATGAGCATGTCGGGGTCGCATTCTTTGAGATGTGCTAAGAATCCTTTGAGCATTCTATCTTCATTTGGATAAGTCCGAAGTTCGTAGCCTCCATACCTGTCAATGTATTTGTCATCAGTCAAGAACTTCTGTTGGGATTCTTTACTCCATGAAAATACAACAGGTGTATCTGTATGGGTATCAACAACAGCGATAACTGTTATCTCCCCCTTACCATCTGTTTTCCATTCCATATCGTAATACCACTTGCGAGGTACAAATTCTGGAATACCATGTGGGTATCTTTGAATGAGTATTTGGTCAAGATAGGGAAGGTCTGCTTCGCAAGTCCACTTCTCACACATCTCTTTGATTTCCCACACTGCATTTGGATGGTTCGTATCAACTCGCCATAGTTTGCATCCATTGATGTCCTTCGCCACTATGTCGTGTTGTATGCGTGCTTTCGCTCTTACAAGGCGATTCAGTACCCATGTAGGAGCGTTCTGCCTTACCCAACAGAAAGGATAAACATATCCTTCATCTTCGCTGGTAATCCATGTTTCATGTAAGTTACCGTTAGTATCACGAGTACGCTCATAAATAGTCGGCGGGTCATACGGGTCTTCCGAGAACCAATCAACAATCATCAAAAATCACTTTCGTTTATTATCATGAGTAAAGTATTATCTTGTTCAAAGATGACAACGGTATCTTGACCCATGTGTACTCTTGCATGACCGTCATCGAGATACATGAAACAAGTAGGCAACCACTTACCAAAGTTCGATGAGATAGTAGTGTTCGGGCCATCGCAATCATTTGTTGGAATAGTGGTAAATATTCGACCACTAATTGCTTTACCTGCAATGATACCAAACTCTTTCTCACCGCAATGAACACGAAGTTTGTATTCAGCATTATCCGATACCAAACTCTTCATTGAAGAAAGAGAAATTAAATCCTTAGTTTCTATAGAAGCGTGTACTGTAAGTTCATCTTCTGCAAATGATGTCCAATTGTTCTTCAAAGATTTGTCGAGCATTCTTTTCACAACAGGCACTTTGCTTGCTGATATGATGTCATCACTGCTTGGCAGTTGTATCTTGTTGCCGCCACTTTCAATGTGTATGGGCTTTGCTACACTTACTTGTCGAAATTCAACTGTTGGTTGTTTGCTCGCCTTCAAGAAAGCAATTACCTTTTCTAAGAAAACAATGTGTAGCGTGCCTTCTTCTTTGACTGTAGCACCGTTAAACTGTCGCCTAAAGAAATACTGAGCAAATGCTATTTCACCCGTAATTCTTGATGTTGTACAATCTAATCGTAAATCTGTAGCACTCTTGCCGAAGCAAGATAAAAAGTCAAGAAACTTTTTCCTATCAACTAAAACATGTGTCATATTATCGCCTCAAAAAAATGGAAAACGGAAAGGAGATGAAAATGATAAAATCCCCCTGTGAGTAGGTTGAGCCTCTTCCGTTTATTACCCCCACAAAACCATTTTTTTCACTCATGGTAATCCCATAGAGAGTGAATATCACAAACTACCATCGTATAGTTCGGGCAAGCCGAACCACTGTGGTTCTCCATCTGGTTGTGTAACGAATATGGTACGCACTTGGTCTTGAAGTGCTGGATTCGTTTTACACTTGTGGAATCGTGCTTTGTATTCAGTCTTGACAAGTTCACCTTCATCGTCGTAGTGCAACTCTTGTTCTGTCCAAATGATTGTAGGCAAGTAGTTGTTCGTTTTCTTTTCCCATTCGGGTTGCCACGAAGTGTTACTTGATGAATCTTGATTGTACGAAAAGTTGGTGTTACGAAGATGGGTTTCCCAATACACACGAACACCTGCTCTTACAAGACTACGAGATAGTGCTGTAAGTTGGTGGAATCGAGTGTTACGAATAGCCCAATCGGATTGTCGCTCAACACGCTTTGCTTCACCCGCACCACGATTGTCGGCGGCTTCGATACCATCTTTAGCCAAACCCAAATCAATGATACGCATGTTGTTGGTACATACCTCAAGCCATGAGTCAATACCACTAATGAGTACGCCCCATACCGGAGCACCTTCTCTTTCAACACGCTGTAAGATGTATCGTATGATTTCCATAACACGCTGATGTGTACCCGGATAATCGTATGCGGTACGGTCTGTAACACCCATCTGCCAAGCCTTCCATGACTTGATGTTAGGGTTGTTCGTGATAGCCGAGTTAAGCATTGCTACACCCATATCGAAATCAATCGAGTGTAGTTCTGCATCGGGATTCTTCTGCATGTATTGGTTGAATGCGTCGAGAACAATACCCGACTTACCTGTACCATCATGCCCACAAATTCCAACAAAATGATGAGTAATTTTTTCATCAACCATGTTCGCTTCTTCGTTACGAAGATGTGCGAATGGGTCGCCGTTACTCAACTTGGGTGCTGATGCACTCTTTGTTGGTTTCTCTTCTTGTACTTCTTTCTCTTCTTCAACTTTTACTGTTGCTCCAAAACCTGCCATATTTATTACTCCTAATCGAATTGACCTACTCCTGTATCGCCGCCTGTGATACGCTCTCGTGAGCGTCGTGGGTCGGCATAGATGCCAAACACTGTGAGTTTGGGTGATGTAAGACCATCCTTTGTCTTCATACCGATTCTGCCGAATACGAAGACGGTGGATTTCTCAGCGTACAGGTATGAATCTTCACCCCAATGTGCTCGGAACGGTTCGCTACATTTACCAACTGCACCCGGAATCCAACAGTCAATGTCGCCTGTAATGTTGCTGTTGAGTGTCATGTTGTAGTTATGACCCTCATCATCATAGTCGCTATCACGAGGTTCAGTGTTCAAGCGATTGATTGTACCTTTTGTAATGACGAGAGGACCGTATGATTTACGCTCTCCCTCAATGTTAGCAAACAACTTTCTTTCTTCGTATGCTTCTTCAAGTTCATCAATAGAAACGAACAAGTCATGAAATTCCGGATTAGTCCAAAATCGAGATGGGTGTAGTAATGGTCGTAGGTTGTCCGAAACGAACTCATCTGTGTAAGTAATATCAACATCATCGTATGTACCGAGTACATCTTGGAATGCCTCACCTGCATTATCTCTTGGTGGAGTTACTTGAATTTTACAAGGTCGCCCAACATCAACTTTGAGATAGACATTTTTACCTGTCATGTCAATACGCCACAAGCGTATCGAACCATTCTTCACAAAGTTTTCTTCTTCATCACCTAAGAAGTAAAAGTATCTCCCCATTTTCACATAAGGGGAAGGGTCGTTGTTGTATGTTGTCAAACAAACTAAATCACTTCCCACTTTGATAGAGTATTGTGGTGTTTCACTTGTAGGTGTATCTAATTCCTTTGTACCCTCTTTGGTTACGAGAGTCCATTTGCCGTTGTCGCCTTTCTCAAACGCACCGAGTCTGCCGGATGAGATTGCTTCATTCGGGTTTTCCTTAAACAACTTAAGGTTCGCCGCCACAATGTTCTTTAGTCGGTCAGCCTTTTTGTCAGCCATACCAACGAAGCAACCTACAAAGGTCTGTAGTTTGCTACTTGCACCACCACTTCTTTTTCGTGTTTCAACAAAGAATTGTTCTGCCCAATCAATAAGCAGTTCTTCATCTTCTTGGCTCGGCTCGGTACAACCGTAATGCTTCTCAATGTCAGCATAAAACTCCTGTGTAGCCTCAACTACACTTTTTCCTGTTCGTTCAGCATAAGCCGAAATACGACTCATTACCTCATTCGGAAGGATTGATTTCTCAGCAGGTGCTTCGGATGCACCAAAGCCTTGAGCCTCAACCTCTTCTATATCTCCATATTCATCTTCTGTTTCCCAATTAGTCATTTCATTCACCAATTTCCTTTTTCAATCGTGCTACAAGCACTTCCACGAATGAGATGTCACTGCCACCCCACTCATACACATACCTCATCATATCACCATACACCGACATGACAGCAAATGTAGTATCTGCATCTGTGTCAAAGTGTTTCCTCGTGCTACGATGGAAGTTGTTCATGAAGGCCAACCTATCGCCCGTTGAATTTAATAATGTAAGCATTTGCTTACGAAGTTCATTCCACTTGTTTTCTGGTATGTAATCCCACCAATCGTCATTATCCTCAATGACGAATCTTTGAATAGCGTCTGCTGTTTTAGGAATGCGTTCAAGTGTATTGATGGCGGCTCGGAGGTCGCCATCGTGATACTTTACAACATCGCCATAATACGGAGTCCAATCAACAGGAGCACCGCATGATTCTGTAAGTCTGTGAAGGTGAGAAGCCCCCTGCTCCGGCGACAAGCGATTGAAAATGTATGTTGTACATCTGCTTTTGATAGCAGGTCTAATTTTATCGCCATAGTTAGCCGTTAGTATGAAGACAATACTCTCGGAATATTGTTCCATAATACCACGCAAAGCGTCTTGTGCCGTAGGAGTAAGCCCATCAGCCTCATCCAATACTACAGGTTTTCGCTTTACACCGATACCTCGCAAACGAACAAAGTCCTTCAATTCCTCACGAATGTAAGCAATACCTCTATCGTCGCTTGCGTTTGTCCAAAGGACATTCATATCGTTGTGATACTTTCCAAGCAGGGAGCGTACAATGACATGGGCCGCACTTGATTTACCTGTTCCCGATTCACCAATAAATAGGAGAGCAGATGGGTATTGCCCCGTTCTCTCCCACTCTTGAGCGTCAAGGACAAACTCATCGTTGCCAACAATTTCTTGTGGCGTTTGTGGTCGTATCAATTCATTCCAAGTCATTTTTTCTCAACCCCTTTTTTCTTAGTTAGTTTAAATACTAATCATCAATTTCCTCGTTGTATGCATCCCATGCTCTTACCCAATCATAGAATTGATTCCAATACCTATGCATGTTTTTGGGTATGCGTGGCATGGGATTCTCACACATCCACTTCACTCTAAGATAGCCTTTTCTTATATCCGAGTCTAAAAGATGTATGTAAGGCTCAAGCACATCTAACCACTTAACCAAATTTTCTTTGTTTTCTATTTTGGTGGTTTCCATTAGCGTCAAGCCATGCATGTTAGCCCATATTTCCATACACTTCAATTGTTCATCACTGCACTTCATACGCTTAATGTAACATCTCGCCTTGTACCCATACCCACCTTTGCGAATAGCAACTACAGTATGGTATCTAATTTTATTAAGAATTAAACCCAATCCTATGTATGCTACATTACTCATAATCATCACCAACTATCGAATAGAAATACGCTATGTCATCTATGTTATCAATACCGTATGAATCTTCAACACTATCGAAAACAATGTGCCACCCCTTTTCAACTGTCCATGTAAAGTTTAATTTCACCACTAAACAATCTTCTATGGGATGGAATGCGTGTCTAATGTTCGGATAGACCTTCCTCCTTTTGAGAGCACTCTCAAGTTCAAATGGTAATAGTTCCATCACGAGTGTCGTCGTATCAACAACCTCGCTACCATCAACAAAACCGATAACAAATTCATATCCTCCTTTATCCAAATTCTGTACAGTCATAACCTGTGCGTATAATGTGTTTGTTCCACTTGTAAGTAAGTAGTATTTATTTTTATGATGAATTAAAAATCCGCCTTTCGCATACGATTCTAATAACATTCTTGATTGAATCCACGATGTATCTAATGGCTCTTTGTATGTAGCAAAAGATAGTCCTGTGTCCTCACTGCACCAAAGCCCTGTTTGTTTTGGATTCTCCCACACCCATGCCGATGAATTATCTTTGCTGGTAACAATAGAATACTCAGTATTTATTTTTCCGTTTCGCCATCGAACTATGCCATTCTTAACAAACATCAATGTCGAGCAATCAGTAACAAACCAATACTTTTCTGGTACATCATTCGATGCCCACGCCTCAAGTTTCTCGTAGTCCTCATCTATCATACCTACATCTAAACCGTCGTAAATGACTGAAAGTTTCGTATCGAAGTCGTATGTTTCATTCAGTTTGCTTTCTTTGTCAAGCCACTTCACCATGATGTTGCGTATAGAATTCCATCTGTAATTTAACGCCCATCTCCAAACAAATTCACATTGGGGTGCTGATAGATTGAAACATAAATCCAATATCCAATGTCTTTCATGAGCATGAGCGTTACGCATGATGTTCATGATGTGTATAAGTTCTATCTCATCGTTGCCTGTATCACCTGCTTCCCATGATAGAACTTCACACAATGGTTTATCATCCATCGCTTCGATGAGGTTATCAACAAATACACCACACTCATCGGCTAACTTGATTTTCAACATGTGTTGAGTCATTGATAATCTTTTATCGGTGTTTAAAAATTCCCATAGTTCGATGCACTCTTCTTTCGTTACATCCGAAGCGGAAATCTTTGGCATAAGTGTGATTAAATCACACGCTTTTGAGAGTTTCATGTTACTCTTCTTCATCATTCAGTTCTTTTGATATTACTGAAATACCCCATAACCATGAAGGTACTTTCTCATCTCCTACCTTTTCACCAAGAACTGTAATGTTGGCACTGTAGCCATCGGTGAATAAACCCGCATCAGCGAAGTCCTTCAACTGTGCTCTTGTTAGAGCAGTGTAGTGATGGGTGCTTGATGTCCAAGACATGAACAATGAATCACCTGCTAAAAGATGATAGTCGTCGGGGTCAATAGACAAATCCGTACCACACGCACTACACTGAATAATGCAACGCCAAATATCAACGGGAGTTGTTTGACCGTCGCCAACATCAGCATCAATAGTTTCAACATACTCATCAACTCTTTGTTCAAGGTCGCAGTTAGCGAGAGGAAAACCACACTCACACGCCCATGTTTCAGCAATCTTTTGCCTCATTTCATGTTGCATTTCTGCTTGTTGAATTGGATTGAGTGGAGGTGTTACCATTTGTAGCCCATCGGGTTTCTCAACTTCGTACCCGCAAGCCTCCATCAGCAAACTGAATTTTTCATGATGTTCTTGAGCCAAAGGATGATTGAGCATGAAGATGAGAGCAAACTTGTTGTCATCCATTTTTCGATACTGTACGCCCGAATCTTCGGGCGACCAAACTGAATCCTTTGCTAACATTCCAAAATGTTCGTTTCCCCATTGTATAAGTTCTTTACTCGGTTGCCAATCCATTGTCCTCACCATTTACCTCGCAGATGCTAAACTTCCCACAACAATACCCTATGTAAAAGTATTCACCGTTGTCCATTTGATACAGAAGGTTTCTTTCATCACGCTCTTTACAGTGTGGACAAGCAATGCCCTCAGCCTTTGTCATAGAAATAAATCTTCTTTCTTCGTTATCTAAAATGATTGTATCATTGATGAACTCATCATCAACATCTATGATTGTGATTGTTTCATCTTTCACTCTTCTTCACTCTCCGTCAAATCTAACAATGGACATTCACCACTAACAACACCACCATGTTTCTCAAGCAATGCTTGAATCACTTTGGCGGGAACATAAGGATATATAGTGGAGGTATAATCTTCGCTTTCTGCATAACTATTGATTAGTTCGTCTGCTTCACTTGGATAACCTAATTCACAAGCCTTGTATTTTTTTGCTGTACTTCTTGGTGATGAGTAATGAGTGGAAGATGCTTGAATGGATATTTTATATCCATCAGCACACACTACAGGTTCTCTTTTGTACCATGTATCAGTTCCTATTCCATGTAATTTCAAACTGTCATCTCCAACGCTTTCATGAATGCCTTCTGTTTTGTTCGTGCGTATGTACCAAACAATGCTGACTCCATTCGCTTATGACTCACTTCACCGTTCTGTAGTTTAGTGAAGTCGTGGTCAATCGCTTCGGTTACGGCATTGTATGCCGCCCACGCCGTACCTTCCATGCCGGCGAGTTTGTTTGTTGGCCGAGCAAGAGTTTCTTTTACTGATAAAAGAATATTGCTGGAACGGGTTGTCAAGTCGCCTTCTTTGTTGAAAGTCAAACCGAGTGTATCAATGAAGTATGAGTCCATGTCATCTTCGGTCATTTCAAAGGTAACAAGTTGCCCTGCCAATTCACCCCAATCCATGAAGTCCTTATTGACCATGTTAAGTGCCTCTCGTGCCGCCGCAACCCTGTCGTGTAGTTTGCCTGTGTGTCGAATGTTGTAGCCGTTGTTTCTGCCTCTAAGAGCCATTGTAAGTGTATTGTTACAAACGACACGAATAGGTGTAAGGAAAATCTTGAGAGAACCACTACCGTCGTGATTGTTCACCACGAGAATATATTGGTCCACTACATCCATACCATTGATGATAATTGAATCGGGTAGTTTAGCAAGTACCCATACCTGCTCACCGTTACCGAGAGCACCCGTTACCTCAATCTTCGCCTCTTGAGTCTGTGTAAGTTCATCGAGAAAATCCATTGATTCAATATTTTGAAATGGTTTCCATACCTTACCTACTGCTTTTCCTCTTGTTAGTGACACGCCATTGTCCTTTCTAAATACGCCAAATGTGTCGGGTATAACCTCAAGCAACCCATCTTCTCGCTTGTTCCATAGTGGTCGCTTCTCAACTTCCCAATCAAGATGGGCAAGTGTCAATGCTTCCGTTGCGGTCATCAAACCTTGTGCTTGTGTTCCCAACCCATGCCACGGCGTATTGCCTGTCCATGCGGTCATATATCTTCCATTTTCTGTTTGTGCTATATTGTGTGCCATATTATTCATCTCCTTTTTTCTTAGTTAGTTTAAATACTCATCAATTATTTGTCTGTACAATGGTTGCCCGTACACTAACTTGGTCGCCCACTCCATCTCTTGTGAAGGGCGAGCCTCAACCATTGTTCTGTATGCTGTGTCGTGGTCGTAGTCATGTAGTCGTAGCACGACATACGCAACCCCACCTGTTCGGTCACGACCATGAACACAATGCAAGAGAACATCTTTACCCTCTTTGAGTAAGTCCATGACTAAATTAACAGCATGACACCAAATCGCAGGGTCGCTGTTGTGTGCTCTAAAGTAATAGTGATGTCGCTCATTCTTATCACTACTACTCCAATTCGGAGGGTAGCGACATAGAGTTACCACCGTATGTTCTTTGCGTAGTGTATCACGGAAGTCATGGATGTCGCACATCGTGAGTGTGCCACCACCTACCTTAATTGGTGTGTTCATTCTTCTTCACCTCGTGCAATCCACGCTTTCGCCATTTCTTCGTACTCTTCTTTCAAGTGAAACTCACGAGTAGTGTATGAGAAAGTGCTACCGTCAAACGCCTCACGAGTGACTTCAACATCACGCAGTTCCAAATATCCTAAATCAACACAAGGGTATCTCAACAGTTTGTGCCACGGTGAGCCTTGGTCACAAGACTCCATCCACGAACCAACAACCGCCGCCTCCAACTTTTGTAATCGTTCCAATTTCTCAACCAAACCATCAATTATCTTCGTAGCAAAGTCATGTTCCTTCATTCTTCTTCAACTCCTAATCCATCTCTTCTGTATTGTTCTCCGTATCTGTACATTCTGTTCCATACTGAATGTAATACATCCCTATATTCCCAATCATCAACTGTGTTCTTGAAGTTGTCATACTTCATGTGTGTCAGTCTGCGAGTGAGAAACTCGGCAACCTCACCTCTTGGTATATCTGCTCGATAAGGATAGTCTGCATCACCAATGTAATACATCCGTTCCTTACCAAATGTTCTTCTTATTGCTTCGGGATTCCTCGCCCTTACTAAGAGGTGTTCGGGTTTATCCCTATGTCCTACTATACTTAGCCATCCTTCTGTTATTGCTATCCACATTTATTCATCTCCCCATTGTTCAGCCATTGCATCGGCAAACCCTTGGAATGTAACACTCCTTGCTTTCTCTCTTTCTTTCGGTGGTAGTTTCGCCGCCTCCACATACCATGCTGGCATTGACTTACCACTCTTGAAAACAACTCTTGGTTCGGGTTCGACAACATTTGTATCTTCAAGTTTGTCAAGCCCCTTCAACCAAAGGCATGTCTTTTTCTCGTAAGGGTCGCCGAATTGATACGGCTGAAATATTTGGTCGGGTTTTCTAAACCTCGTACTCATGATACCAACAGGATTCTCAATAGCAATCTTTGGTATGTCGGCATTGTACAACGCCATGAAGAACTCCACCGCTTCTTCACGGTGTTGTCTGCGATTCGGAAACCGTGGATGAGGTCGTCGCTCTTCCAAAGGTAAGTGTTTGTCATCTGGATGATAGAACCATGAATTACCCGTTACGGTAAGGTATGTACATGGAGGGTGTGCAATCATCAAATCCCACCCTTTGTTAATAACATCGAATACATCAGTTTGGTAATGATACGGTGAATCATCGTCGGCAGGTTGTATGTCGCAAGACCAAGCATCATGCCCCAACTTCCGAAAAGCCTCACGCACTCTTCCACTACATTCACATGCTACAAGAACTCTCACGCCTTCACCTCCTCGCATTCACGACAAAGACTTGTGAAATAATCAATCCCGTTTGGGAAAATTGATTCACAGTCTTCACATCGTATTACTTCACAATTTTTGCATTGTCTGTATGCTGGTTCATTACATCCTTTACTACTACATTTTTCACTCATACTGTCACCTCCACGCCTTGCCTATGAGGATAAGTCACGAGGAAATCTATACGCTCTTGGTTTGTTTCAGTTTCTTGAGAGCAACAATATCTCACAGTGAAACCTATCGGATAACCATTAGGGTCTTGATACAAAGTATTACACTTCAAACAAAACACTCGGCTAACTCCATCTCTTTCTTCTAACTGTTTTCTATATTCACTCATGCCGTCACCTCCACGCCTCGCTTTCGTGGTGTAGTTGAAGAATACCTTTCCTCACCACAGCACTCGCAATACCAATGCCACTTTTGCCTCCTTGCTATTGGAGTCCACCCGTAAGAGATGTGCCACCCTGTAGTAAGCCATTTGTTTTCACAACTCACGCTGTCACCTCCACGCCTCGCCACCACGAAGGAGCAGGTGTACCCTTCTCCCACTTGGCGAACTGCTTGGAATGGTAGTATGCTCGGTATGCCTTGACCGCATCTTCATCACGATACTCGTCGGGCATTGCCTGTGCGAATGGTGTAAGTTCTTTGTATGGAATAGATTCGTACATTTTTCTGTTGAGTGCATCCATTTTGACAATAGGTTGTAGGCAAGCGTGTTCTTTTCCGAAGCGGAACTCAAACTCAACGCACAAAGCAATAGCGTGAGAAGCAAGCCAATCGAGGTTTGCCCATGAATCTCCCGCCCATACTGTACATGGGTGATGTTTGTACCCACCTTTGTATGCTTTACCTGCTTTGGTGAGTGGCATCTGCTCATCAGTCGCACCGTGGCGGCGTAGGGCTGATGCCATCATTTGTGCCGCTTCAACACACATCTTAGGCACATGCTTGTCGCAGTGCATTTCAGCCGCAATGATTGGGTTGGTATCAAGTACGAAAATATTCATTCTTCTTCGCCTCCTTCTCTAAATTCTTGCCACTCGTCATAGAGTGTTTCTTCGACAACCGATGCCTGTTCTTGCATAGCCATACCACATCTGTTGCATTTGAATTTCAAAATGTATATCTTAGGATTCGTGCCAAGAATTATTTCGGGATTGTTTAAAAGTTGCCAAGTGTGTTCAACACAAGGTTGCCCGTACCCACTGTCCTTCCATGCCTGTAGCCGTTCCATCTTTGCTTGTATGACAAGCATCTCCTGTTTTATTTGCTTTTCAATTTCTTTTTCTTTTGTCATTTTATTTCAGCCTCATCATCCTTCTGCAAATTTCTTCAAAACAATCTTGGATTTTCATGTATGCGTATTCTATCGTCTGCTCAAGAGCCTCGTCATTTGTAAAGTGTGTGTCTGCATCTCCGCCAAAACGAACATAAGCATTCATGAACACATCATATTCACAAATCCATTCCCAACGGGAATCGTGGAATAATGTCATATTGTCTTCGCCTAATAACAAAGCAATTTCAAGCCATTCTCTATTTTCTTTCGTCATTCTCATTCTTCATTCCTCCTCTTCTTTTGCATCCATAACCACAACATCACCTACAATGATGTCATCGAAATCAATCATAGATGTCGCCTTCTCATTAACGGGTAGCCCCAATAGTTTGCCTTCTTCATGACAATACATGTAGTTACCATCAGCAGTGGGTACATATTCAATCCACCCTCCTACTCCATCTCGTATCTTTTCGTATGGTGGATTCCACCCAATGTCTGTCGTTGTTCCGTCTGTTCTCAAAATGTATGCCACTTTTTTCATCTCCTTGTTTTTCAACCCCTTCTTTCTTAGTCAGTTTAAATACTGATTAAAGAATTATGCGACTCGGCGGGTTAAATCCTGTATTCTTTGTCGCATAATGTCTTGAGTACGCCTATCTCTTAGATGTTGTAACGCATCTTCCATAGCGGATTGACCGCCGTACTCATCGAATGACCGCCCGATGTCTTGTTCAGTAATACCTGCAAGTTCGGGATTCTTTTCTCGTAGGGTATCTAACTCCCCTACGCTTGTTCCAAACGCACCCTTATGCCCCCCTTGTGCTCGGAAAGGACCTGCCCCACCTACATCCACATAGGTAAGAGAACCATCGGGTCTGCGTATGACATTATCACGCCCCAACCCCAACATATCCCAATTGGATATGAGGGCATGAGGCACGAAGTCCGTCGTTAATTGTTGAATATCCTGTGGGCTTGCTCGCCCTAATTCTTGACCCTGTTCAAACTCAGTAAGCATCATGGGTCGCCCATCCATTAGTTGTTCCTGTGCCTGTGGTACATCAACGCCAAGTGCATTCAAGTATTGATTCATGTCGAATTCGTTTTGAAGGTGAGCAGGGCTATCGCCACGCTTACCGACGAACTGCCCCATTGGTAAGTCGAATCTTCTCGCCCCTGTGCTACCACCTATGTATTGTCCTGTCGGATTATTTTGTCGCAGGTATGAGAAAGCCTCATCGAAAGGTGCGACCATGATACCCGTACCTCAACATTTTATTTTATCGTTATTCTATCATTAGTAATATCGAATCGGCAAGTTCACTAAGCGTTTTAAGTGCTTGCTCATCTTTTTCATCTCTTTCTTTCCCTTCGGGGAATTCTTCCCTATCTCCAAAACCAAGTTGAAGCCAAAGATACCAAGGGTCATCCATACCGTTGAAATACTCCGATGTGATACAGTAATGTATCAATTTCAATTGTTTATTTGTAAATAAATTCATTCTTCTTCGCCTCTATTATTTTGTATCTATCAAACTCTATTTCGCCTTCAACTACTTTGTAGTAATTGATAATAGCACGACTCCGTAGTTGCTCGTTTTTGATATACAACATTGCATCATGTTCTGTATAGAAATTAGGTCGTGGTTCATACATACCTGCACCTAAAATACCATCCCAATTCTTTTCATCGGGTTCACACAACCATACAACCTCAAAGGTTGGCTCTTGCGTGTCAATCATTCTTCTTCACTTCCTCAATGAAATAGTATTGGGTGCTATCGGGGTCAGCCTCGGAGCATAGGTATTCGTAGTGAGCCTTCGCTTCTTCGTATGTTGCAAACGGGCCATCGGATTCACCACACTTGTCGTGAGTCACCATGTATTCGTATTTGTCTGTGTCAGTCATTCTTCTTCGCCTCCAAAATCAATCTGTGTTGGGAATGTGTGTCGTGGTAAAGCCGAGTCTAATGACTTGTACGCTGTCCATCCCCTCCCTTCTTTACGCATAAGGTCGCCTACCTGTACTTCGGGGCATCGGTGTGCCTCGATGATTTGATAGAAGTCCTTGTAAATTCGCTCGACTACGAGCCATTTGTTTTGTCCTACTGTAAATTTTCTTTTCATATTATCACCAATGACTATCATCAAATTCATGCGAGTGTGAATGCATGGCTACTGTTTATGTTCGATAAAAGTTCTAATTCTTCTATCAAATACAACGCATCAAGAATAACATCTGGCGTAGGATATTTTATCTCTTCATTCTCATCAATCAAACCTAACATCTTCCCTTCATTGAAAGCACATGTGTATGGTACTCGCAAGTTATTCATTACATCAATCTCCCCATCAACTAAAGAAAATATAATTTCATCATCATTTGATAAACGCAGATTGTAGCGTAAAAGGAAGAACCAAGACGCAGGTAAATTATACACCGTGGATAAATAATCATTTATCATGAACCCAACTAAAGATGTGTAATCATAATCTTCAAACCACACCATGCCCACTTGAGGCGTAAATTTTAGTTCATTTTGTTTTACCATTAATTTCTGTTCTTGTTTTTTCAAGTAAGTTAAACATGTTACCATGTTGGTAGGTAAGTTTAAATTACCTTCATCAATGTCTTTCTGTATTCTTTCTATCAATTCTTTTATTTGCTCTTCAAATTTTTTCATGCTACCACCTCATCTTTCCATACTGTTCTTTATTCATTCTTCATTCCTCCTCTCTTTCATCAAACTCTTGAGCAGTTCTCGCTACTGCTAATGCCCATGCCTCATCTGTAACTGTATCACTGTGTGCAATAGCAATCGTTTTCGTACCACACCATAATTGTGCTGATGAAATACTTTCATCGCTATTTAATTCAGCCTCAACCCAAACTTCGTTTCCGTATCTTGTGACTAAACTGAATGCTTCACCGCTTCTCAATTTATTTATCATCTCTTCTTTAAATTCTCTTCCGTTCATCTTCATAACCACCTTTGTTTGATTGCGTAGCCGTCACCATAGAGGACATAGGATAAGTTATAGATGAGGTCGAAGCCCATATCCATGCCACATCCTTCTCGCTTGATGCCGTGGTATTTGTCGCTGATTTTACCGTCAAGTGCTTTTGCTACAAGGTAAGTATAATCGTAAGGGTAATTGTCTTTGAGGAAACGCACTGCTATGTGCCTCGTCATACCTGACTTTGATACATGATGTAGTTGCGTGTATAGTATATCGTTTGGTTTAATTTCTTCTCGTAGTTTTTCTATTGCTTCTTCTTTATTCATAATTTTCACCTTCTTTTTTCTTAGTTAGTTTAAATACTCTTCAATTGTTTTCCCGTCGTTGCACTATACACTTCAAGACACTCTTCACATATTGGTAATGAATCAGTGAACTTGTTGTCATGCCATAACTTGTTCGGCCATCTTACTTTCTTGGTTGCACAAAGGTATGGTTGTGCATGACCTAACTTCAAAGGATGACCTATGTGTACAACATCTGGTGTGGGAAGTGAAGCCTGTAATTTGTTGTACGCCTTCAACTCCCTGCAACCCTTTAGGGTATGCCCCTCTTCATCGCAGTACGAACACCTTCTAACCATTCCTTCTGTCCTCCCATTCCCTGTACTTCGCATCGTCTTTGTCGTCTGCTAATTGTTGATAATCAACATACTCATAACTCTCTTCTGCGATTTCTTTAATCCATTGGTAAGGTTCACCCGAAGTATCTGCATTGACATATGCTTCGAGCAAATCTAACAACTCATCTTGAGAAAGATGATGATAAAGAAAATCAAATGCGGTTTTAAATCCACAGTGTTCTAAAACATTTTCAAGGCTCATTCAATCACTTCGTTAAACATGGGTAGTACCCTGTGGCATTCGCTAAGGATGTCGCTCAAGATAGGGCTTATCTCTTCGTGGTTGTCGGGTATCATGGATTCAATGTCCTCAAGAACACGACGCAACCGCTTGACTTCCTCAAGGAAAAGTGGTGCGTCTGCCATGAGTATTTTGTTGGTCATCATTGTCGTGAACTCTTCTTCGTTCTCGTCATCCGATAACGGATTCATGGTCGCAATCACTACTTCTTCATAGCCATCTGTACCGTAGGTTGAAGGGTCAGTGAAGCACTCCCCATTGAAAAGACATTTCCATATCTCTCGCCCTTCTATGTCGTTGCACTCCCACGGTGGAGGTGTATGTCCTTCGTATTTGTCTGTGTCAATCATTCAATCATCTCCTTTGAGTATAGTTTCTATACGGTTTCGCATAGTCCACATATCAGTTTTCTTCGTTTCAAAGTCATTTAGCATCTTTTGTAATGCTTCACGCAACCGCTTGACTTCTGCGAGCAGGAGTGGTGCGTCTTCTATCAGTCGCATGTTCGCTCGTTGTTCCTTTTGCCAAATCTCATCTGGCACAAGTCTGTTATGCTCTTCATACCACATGCCATATCTCCCTTCATCATTGGGGTGGTACATGTGCGCTATGTTGGTAATGAGGTGTTGCGTTCTTTCGCCCATTGTGTTTTCATCCTGTTGCTCATCATGGCGAAGGGAAGCATCGGACAACCATCGCTCATGGAACTCTTTGGAATGAGAAGAAATGAGTTCAACACTTCCCTGTTCTTCTCCCTCTATGGATGACCCTGTTTCGCAATGCCATTTACCTTCTGTATGTCCTTCGTATTTGTCTGTGTCAATCATTCAATCAACTCCTTTACATTCCCTATGAACTCAAGCGTATGGTTAGCAAACTTGTCAGCATCAGCACCAGCATATGCCATGCCCTCCATTTCCTTAACAACTTCAACTGCCTCTTTGAGTGCATCTTGTAATCGCTTGACTTCGGCAAGGAGAAGTGGTGCGTCTGCTATGAGTTCAGCCCATTCCTTTCTGTTTGCTGAGTCTTTGTTTCCTGTTAGATTACAAATCACCTCACCACCGCCTATTATACTATACGCTTCTGTCCAACACAACTTAACCTCCCACCTTGCAGGTATCTGTTGTGGTTCACCAGTTTTTTCGTCAATAGGTGCAGTTATATCTTTCATAGTCATATCTCCATATTTGTCTGTGTCAATCATTCAATCATCTCCTTCCATCTGTAAAGTGTATCTTTACCTTTACTTCTTTTGATGCCGATTATACAATGAGTAAGCATAGCCCCTCCCCAATTACTTCTTTTGTTGTGAAGAAGGATAGGGATTTTTATTTGACCGCTTGACCTACCGACCCTACCTGTAATACCGTATCTATCATTCCAAGACTTACCTGTTTTAGTGTCGCCATAATCTAAGATGACCCTGATGTTATTCATGCGACAGTGTTCTAAGATTCTAATGACTTCATCATCAGTTCTCTTGTCATAACTTGTTCCATTAACTAACTTGTATTTGTCTGTGTCAATCATTCTTCTTCATCTCCGCATACATATTCCGTGTAATCCGCCATCACTGAGTCATCACCGTGAACTACTTTCTCAACCCAATCGTATGCTCGGATGAGTCGTTCACGCAACCGCTTGACTTCTTTGCATTTCTCTTCGTATGCTTGAAGGATAAGTGGTGCGTCGCAAGCAAGGTTGTTATCTTGATTCCAATTTGGGATGATTTCAACCAATGCGTTTCGATTATATATGCTGTATAGCCAATCCTCGCACCAACGAGGCCATTCCTTCCTAACGGGTGTATGCCCTTTGTATTTGTCTGTGTCAATCATTCAATCACCCACTCTTCGTAAATGTATTCGTCTGTTTCAATTCTTATTTTTAATTCGTCTTTCATTTTTATTCCCCTTTTTTATAACATTCTTCACATACCCATATTTTGTACATGGTACTTACTCCTATTTTGAATCGGTTTATTTTCATATTCGTTTGATTAGCACAATTATTTATTTGACATTTCATTTCTTCTTCCTCATACCTGTCCAACATGCTCGACACACCCTGTATTCTGGATGCATCGGGTACGCTTTCTCTTTACACTTGTAGCATCTCATAATCTTCGCCACATCTCAAACTCTCGTCTAAACTCACCTGTTCTCTTGATGAAAGAAGGCATGGCGGTTACACTCGGCATGTGTCGTGGCTCGTACTTCATGAATACTCTTTCATGAATTTGTTTGGCCGAGTATGATGCACCTCTTTCTGTTACATCTAAGATGTAGTCAAGCATTCTTTCTTTAATTGAAATGGTAGCCATCACGCTCACTCTTCATCACCAACGACTGAAACGAATCGTTGCTTATCGCTACAATCAATGATAAGTCCGTTCTCTTCTGCGAAGTTGAGCAACCCATCTGCTCTTGAATCCATGTCAAGAACAAATTGTCCGTCGTCGTTGTTGTCATCGTGTTCAATCTTGATGATAAGTTGGTGGCCGTCAGCGTAGCGAACAATCTCCAACACATTTCTAAAGTATAACTTTTCGTCACTTGCGAGTGAAAACTCACGCTCTTGTTCATGCTTGGCAACCGCTTCAACAACCACATCGGGTGCTGAAAATCTATCAGCAAAACCGTATGGTCTGTTCGCCTCATTTCCGTACCCCTGTATGTGTAATACACCATTTGTGGCGAGCCTTCTCAATTGTAAGAAGGGCTTGTCTGTCTTTCTCAATCCTCTATATTCATACCAATATTCATCCATATTTTTCATCTCCTTTTTCTTTGTTAGTTATTCCACCTTGCTTTCCTCATATTCAATGTACTCTTTGATACCATCCCAACCAAACCTTTCAAGTTGGTCAAGCGAGTGAGTTCTCGGCATTTCGTGGTGTCCTGTAATGTGTCCATAACTACCACACTTCAAGCATTGTTGGGCGAGGATAGACCATCGCTCTTCTTCCGTCTTGTACCATGTAATGTCTGCAACAGTGTATCTGTCGTCATCCATCCACTCAATACCATAGTGGAAACCGTCGTTATTGTCGTCAGCAGGGTACTTGTTGTTCCTTTTTACATCATCCCATTCAATAGGATAGGCCAATAGTCTTTCTTCTTTCAATGTCATTTATTCCACCTTCTCCCATTCACGAATCAAAAAGTAATCCGCTTCTTCAATCCATTCAACCGACCAAATCCTATGGTCTGCTTGAAGCATTGCTTCAATTTCACACATATCACTACTGATGTGTGCGTGAATATCGAAGTCATCATTGTCATGGTATTCGGGGTATCTTTTGCAAAACGCCTCATGCCATTCGGTTTCATTAAGAAACTCACATAGGCTTACTACCGTTCCTTCTTCTTTTATTCTATATATTTCTGTTATCATTGTCATAATTTTCATCTCCTTTTTTCTTTGTTAGTTTAAATACTCTTCAATTGTTTCTCCTTTTTCTTTCCTTTGTTTAAGAAATCAGCAGGTAAATCACCTGCCTCAATCATTGTCTTAATGAGCATGGAGGCAATGCCCTCACGCTCATCGAGTGTGCCACCGTCAAGTACCGCTTGTATGACGGCTCGTTTATTCTCAACCACATGGTTGAACTTCTCGTCAATGGTGTTCGCCACCGATAAGAATACAGCCTGTACCGACTGTGATTCTTGACCGATACGATTCACCCTATCTTCTGCTTGCTCTTCCCATGCAGGTGTCCATTCTCTTTCGATGAAGAGAACCGTGTCAGCATTGGTGAGTGTGATACCCTCCTTCGCCGCCACTGTGCTACATAGAATGACATCTAACTGTCCGTTTTGGAATGCCTCAACATTCTGTTGTCGCTTCTCGGCTGGCATGTCGCCTGTGATACCACCAATCCTCCACTTGTGGTCTTTGTCTTGGCGAAGCAGGTTCGCAGTATCACGAAGAACATCAGTGTGATGTGCAAAGACAACGAGTTGTTTGCCTGTGATTTCACGGTACTCCTTGATGTATTGTACTGCCGATGGTACTTTGATAAGACCACACTCATGTCGCAAGGCAGTAAGCATGTTGAGTACGAAACCTGCGGGTAATGTTTCAAGTGAGTTGTATTCCTCCATCCATGCACGATGAAGTTCGTTGTATCGTTTGATTTCCTTACTGCTCGGCTCGACTGTATGTATCGTGCGTATCTTGTCGGGCAGTTCAGTCAAGACTTCTTTCTTGAGTCTGCGAATACAGAAATCTCTTGTTCGATTGTGCAACTCATCGGTGTTCGATGCACCGTTGAAATCCCAACCAAAGCGTGTTTGTTCACCTGCACAGTATCGAATACCGTAGTCGAAGAATGAAGGGAACTCATTGGGTCGCAACAAGTTAAGCGTCGTGAAGAACTCGTTGGGTCTGTTGGTGATTGCCGTACCCGACAAACAAACAACGGACTCGGATTGTTTAGCGATTTCAAGCGTGGCTTGAGTACGCTTTGCTTTACTGTTCTTGAGGTAATGCGACTCATCGCATACGACAATGTTGAAACCGTAGTCCATGAGAGCAGGTTGCCGACCTACAACAATATCGTAGTTGCATATCACGATGTCGGCATTCGGTATCACACCACTACGCCCTTCAAGAACAATACTCGTCATATCTGGTAGCCACGCACCACATTCTTTGAGCCAATTGTACTTGACCGATGCGGGTACAATGATGAGAGCAGGTAGTTTGTCTTGGTTGAGTCCTATGTGTGCGATGGCTTGTATCGTCTTTCCGATACCCATGTCATCTCCAATGAGGCATCGCCCTCCCGACAGTTGAGCGAACTGTACCCCTACATACTGAAACGGATAGAGGCTTCGCCCTTCGGGAAAGACACTCATCAAATCTTCCTGTAATTTAGCGACTATCATCTCGTCATCAAGTGATGAAGCACCACTGATGGCTATACGCTTCGCTCTCTCCTCCATGTAGTCGGCCACTTCGGGTATGCCTTGAATCACATCGGCTAACTTGAGAAGCGGAGTCATGTCGTCATCGTCATCATCGTCATCATACTTACGCAAGCGGTCAATAAGCGGAGAGGCTTCACCGATAGCGATAGTCCATACCTTCTTGTCGGGGTCGAACTTCCTACCCTGCGTAGCCTTGACCTCACTCATCATACATTCACGCACGAACTTATCTTGTATGTAAGGAATAACTAACTCAATACTTGTACCGCCATTGATAAGGGTCGCCTTCGTTTCAGTCGAGTGTTCTATAGATTTCTGTTTGGTTGCTGATACATTGATTCGCTTCAACGAATCTTCATCAACAAAGAGAATGTAACCTTCGGGAGTACGGAACTCAGCGAGAACTTTGAGAGCATTGTTGATAACATCAACATCATCTTGTATTGTCCAAAGTTTAGTTGCACCATCGAACTTGATGGCAGGGAAGCCGAGTGTATTCTTCAAGACTTGATTGAGTGATGGATTGTATTCGTAGTGCAGTGCAATTCTTTTATTCGTGAAAGTATTGCCCCATCGGTTTGTCCATTTATCATCAACCTCCGAGAAGTGAACTTGAAGAGAAGTGGGTGGCTTCCATACCGAAACACCCTGCTCGATGAAAGCAAGAGCATCATCATGCTCGCACTTGAGAGCATCGCCCACTTCATTCACCAAAGGTAAAGCAGACTTACCCTTGCGGAGTGCGTTGCTAATCAAAGCCGATGCCTTTCGCATACGCTTATCGGCTTCGCTTTGTTCTTGCAGTATGCGTTCCCGTTCAATCATACCACGCTCACCCTTTTCTTTCATCAGTAAAAGAAACTGATTCACTTCGGAGGCTTGTTCAATCAACCCCGCATCACGAAGGAGTTGAGGTAGTTGCGTGTTACGATACTTATGGAATCGCTCACTCGCTTCGACAAGTTGGTAGTCGTCAATTGTTTGTTGCGATGCTAACTTGTGGAAGAAAGGATAGTCGGGTTTGTTCGCACCCCTGTCGTCAATCTCGATAGGCTCTCCGTACCCCACGAAGACCCGAACCATTTTGTGTATGATGTTATTGTTCAAAATGTAGCACCTCCGACTTCGCTATGCTCACAATCAAAACAGTACCTCGACCAAGTGTGAGCATACCCACCATCAATGTAATGTGGTTGTCCATCTGTTTCAGTGTTGGTTGATTTACATGCGGTGCAGGGTTTCCCGTTGCGTTTGATTAGACCTGTATCAAGAGCCAACTGTTTCAACTTGCTGTGTTCATATTTAAGTAAAGCATATTCTCTCGATTTCCAATTGCATGAAGATTGTGTACCTGCCATAATGGTAGCGATACCACCATGACCTGCTTCGACAAGTGTTTCAATATCCCTACGAGAATGATATTCATTCCAAAAGATTTGTGTACCTTTGATGTGATAACGATGCCAATTGTATTTTTCATTTGTTCCTCGATGAATCAAACCTTCATCAATCGCTTGTTGAAAATCTTTCTCACTCATGTTATGTTTTATTTCAATCATTGTTCTTCACCTTCCACATAATCAATTCTATAATCAACATCTTTTCCTGTTTCCCTATCATATACTCTTACGATAAAATTATCATCTTCCATTTCAATTACAATCATTGTTCTTCACTCTCCAATTGTTCAGCATCGCACTTGCGACAAATGAATGTATCAATGCTATCTATTTGAGAAAGGTATCTGTTGTCAATCATTTTGTTACAGGTTGAACATTCAGCCTCATGCTCATTGTGTTTAATACCCATGTTATCAGCACGACATTGTATGCAGATGAAATCACCCGCAAGGAATTCACCATAGGGTCGGTTAGAGAAACACTGTTCACATTGATGTTGAAGTTTTGATTCAGCATACTCGCTGTCGTAATCACAATTAGAACAAGTCATTGAAACCATATCGAATGAAAGAGAATTGCAAGCATCACACTCAACAATATCATCATCATACTTATCACGACTACTACTCTTCCATTCAATGTCATCCCAATCATCCCAACTTGTTTGCTTAGAAGTAGTAGTAGCCGTCGTTACTTTTCCCGTATCAGCCCCTTGATAGAAAGAGGACTTACCTCCACCGTAAGAGTAGCCACCGTAGTAACTGTGTATCTTGTTCTCACCAACAGGAATGTCGCAGACCATAGCGATGTATTCTTGTTGGCCTTTGGTTTCAACAGCATGGGTACAGTGAACGCCACGCACCCAATCAATCAATACACCTGCGTCGGTATAAGTAGCACGCTCTTCATCAGTAGCCATGAGGTAGCGAAGGATAGCAAGTTGAACACCTGTACGACCATGACCACCTGCACACTGTGTTGATACAGACTTGATACCATGTTCACGGATGTCATCAACAAGAGCATACCAAAAGTATCTGTTGAGTGCGGGTACACCGAAATCTGGAAAGTCGAGGTACACGAAGATTGGTGGTTCGGGGTTCGTCAAGTGTTGCTCGCAAGACCAACCTTGAGGTACGATTGTTTTTGATTTGAGAATTGATGGTGAAGCCATCGTTTCATCTGGGCCTATGGCGAGTTGTGGTAGTGGGTGTGCCTTGTGCCACCCACCACTACGATTCTTACCACCTGCTAATATTTCTATGCCGTCATGTGTAGTGAATACTACACGCTGACCGCTGTGGCAATCCGCTTTTGTTTGCCATGTTGTCGTCGTTGTTGTTTTATAATTGTTCATTGTTGTTATCTCCGTTTCTTTTTGTGTTAATTGTTTTGCTTTGCTCAAATTGAATTTGTTTCCTTTCTTTTTCTCTTTTCTGTATTGTTTGTTTTTGTTTCTTCTCATGTCATTCATCTCCATTTGTGTTAAAGTAAATGAGTAATTCTGCATCAAGTGTGCTAAAGAAGTAGGCTATCTTTGTTATCAGTATGTTGTTCTTTGCCATTATATTATGTGGAATTGACTTCGTTATTTTCTTAATGCTATCAATCGCTTGGCGTTTTTCAAAAGTGTTAAGTTGTGTATGAAGGTTCTTCCACACTGTAAGTTTGTTTGATAAGTCTTCCATTGATTCCTCATGTACTGCTTTACCAATGAGTTGAACAGGGAATGATAAAACGAATGACTCTTGAACAGGAATATTCGATTGAATATTTTGTACGAGTGTATATTTCATTTGGTCAAGGTATTCAGCACATCTTTTACAATTGTTAATACCACAAGGAATATATGTGCTTAGGTTACCCGGATTGGAATGCTGACCTCTTGGGTGTCTTTGATTTTCATTAAGAGTTTTCATACCCTCACGAAGCAAACCTTCGCTTCGTAATCCTATAGGAGATTTACGAAGTGATTCAATTGTTTCCGACTTGTATTCCTTATGCACATTCGCAACTCTCTTGTCAAATGATTTTGTATTGTATGATGTATTAAGATTGTTCATAACATCAAGACCTGCATAGAACATATTGAATGGGGAAAGAGTGTGAATGTGTTGTGGTTTTGTACCCCAATCAAGAGCAGACTTGCTCAAGAATTTGCTAAAGAAGAAGTTAGTGTTGTGTGTTGCGTGTTCATTTGCATTGGCTTTGTCGCACAAATCTTTGAGGTTTGAAGCGGAAGGATGACGCAACAGTTTAATGATTGCACGAGTAGTGTTTAAACCCATCTTCATTGATTTGCGATACTTCGCACCACCGTATGATGTACTCCAATCAATTTTCGTACCATAAGCATCGCCTACAATTTGATACATAGACTCAACAGATTTCCAAGACATAGGTGTTGCTTCTATATCAGCATAGTAATGCCTCCTTTTACTTGATAAGTAACTCTCTCCAATCTCACTCGAATTCACTATGTAAGAATTATTTCTGTATATGGTAGCAAGCGACATTTGAACAAGAGGTAAATTACCTTCTGTGTTAGAAACGATGTGTCTTGTTTCACCCATACCAACTGAAAGGGTTGCCTTAGCGAGCCAACCAACAAACGCACCTGCAAGAATTGCTGTATGATGTGGGTCATTGATTGGGCCACCCATGAATTGATGAAACATATTGGAGAGCCAACCATGTTGTCGAGCGTAACCACCGATTTGTGAGTTGAGTCCTTGAATGAACTCATCAATGTAATCAGTCATGTCATAGGGTTGTGGCTCGTAAGTACCATTGGGGTCAAGGACAACCCAACCTGCCGCCGCTTGAGTCCATTGTTCACCAACCTTGACATTGGCTGAGGCTATGTAAGGAACATTATACTTCATGCACTGTCCTGCATGGTGAGTAAGATGACACCCTGTTGGGTGAATGACAACAGTACCGCTTGGCATACCTTCACGCAAGGCATCTTCTAACTTCGCCAATTCTTCTTCGCTGTCATCTGCACACAGGAAGACATGCTCAACAATGATACGACCTTCACCGTGGAATGTACCACTAATGGTAACGCCCTTTGGTGCAGGTGCGATTGCTCTTGGGCCTTCACACCCACGCAACTGAACAATGTAATTACTTGTGCCAATATAACTATCTCTCGCAGTTGTATTATTTACTGATACGAATTCAAGTTCAAGTTTAGCAGGGTCGAAGCCATGCTTTCTCAAATCATTTGCTACGGAACATTCACTCATCGGTTTAAGTGGTACAGCCATCTTGAAGCCATCGCCACCTGCGGTGATACCGTCTTTGCCCTCACCCATGTAAATGTAATGACCGAGAGATGCAACTGCTGATGCGTCAGCATTAACATAAGGCATGATAATGATAGAACCATAAGGGTCAATGTAGCCATTGTCGTACATAGGTTTTGGTGATTTGTCTTTGCTCAACATCTTATTTGAAATACGCTCAATGATTTTCCATGCCTCATTCGATGAGTAGGCAGGTGTTGATTCAAGAACTCCGGGTCGTGGCACGAGTGGACATGCTCGTATGAATACAGGAAGGTGGTTGCTGATGAATGTAGCGATGTTGCTGTTTTCATCGGCTGTGATTCGTAACTTTGTGTCTTTGATTATCTTTGCAGAAACCTTTTCGCCTTCGGGTATAAGGTCAATGCTTATCATGTTCATCGTGTTGAAGGGATAATCCATTTCGTAGTCGCTTATCAGTTGTCTGTACTTTTCTAATGCTTCTTTCTTTTGGCTACCCATATTTATTCCTCCTGTGCTTTCTTTCTCCATTCTTCATGTTGTATGCTCAACCTGTACGCAAGTACAAGCAGTTCATCTTTGCTCATTTGTTCATGTCTTTTTATCCATTCATTCCTGTTCATATAATTCATCTCCATTTTTCTTAGTTAGTTTAAATACTATTCATCCTCAATCATTAGTACGATGGTAAGTTGCCCATCAGTTTCGTATGCAACAACAGGTGTTGCGAGTCCGTGTCTTGTTTCGATGTTGTTCATTCTTCACCCCTCAACTCAAGTAAATTTCTTCAAATTCTTGAATTATGTCAAGAAGTGCTTCACCACTAATCCAGCCTACACGGTCGCCTTCCATACACGACTTTGTATATGGTTCGTTCTTTATTTCTTGTGCCAATTCTTTGATTCTGTTTAGAATCCTTTGATGGTTGTTCATTGTTCATACACTCCTTCATGTTTCATATAACAGTCGGTGCATACTTCCATGTGTGTAAGTAAGTTATCATTTACTATGTGTATGATGTGTCGTTCACCTGCGAAGTGACACCATTCACTCATGTCCATTTGACATGGGCGTTTGCTGAAAGCGATAGGCTCGGAGTTCTCACCTTCGTCTTCGTCGTAGGGTACAGGGTTGTACCAATCAACGCATGTTGTGCAGTGGACATCACGGCTCAAGCAATCACCCCATCATGTTTCATGTAAATTTCTGTGTACAAAAGTTTGAATTGCTCATTCGCATTCTGTAATTTTGATTGTAGCACTGTGTTCTCTTGTCGTAGTCTTGAAAGTTGTGAAGCATCTGCGTTGTTGATATGTGCTCGCATGATTCGTTCCAACCCTAAGAGTAATCGAGGCTTGTCTGCCAAGCCGAATTGTTGTAGTGTTTCGTACAAGTCTTCGTGCCACTGTGGGTAATCCCATTCGTCTAAGTCATCGGGGTATTCGTATTCTTCTGTCAAGCAATCACCTCAATCTCCTCATGCAATCGTTTTAATTCAGTCCACCCTTCCCATGTCGGCACTTTACATTGTTTAAGACATTCATTCATATAGGATTTTAGTAATGTATCGTGGTTCAAGCAATCACCTCAATCTCGTCTGCGTATTCACCGTTGTTGTTGCGTACATCTTCTTCGCACCATGTACGAAACTGTTGGTAGTAATCGAACAACCACACTGCACTCGCAACATCGTATTTGTACAACTGTCCTTTGTACTCAATCTCAAGAAACTTCTGTGGTGTAGCAGGTGGTCGGCAATGCAGTTCTTCCCATGCGACAGGCCCAATCATGCGACCACCTCTCGTACATCGTGAAGGATTCCGTTCTTGTTGTTCCAAAAGTCCACGGTCATGCCGTTGTCGTTTGCCCATTCAAGCATACGAATGGTGGTGTTCATGTTATACACATCGAAGATAAGTTCAATGGACACATGAGCAAGGTTGTTAATGTGAGTGCGATTGACAACAGGTGAGCCTATAATCATTCGACCACCTACTGCGTGTAGTCTGTCATGCACTGCATCGAAGCCATACTTCTGTAGTATGTGTGCCATCTGTATGTTCAACTGTTGTGGGTTTAGGTTTAGGGGATTGATGTTTTCGGTTTTCATCGGCTCAAAACTTTCTTAGTTAGTTTAAATACTAATCAATTTCAGTGGCCTTTTTATTCACCGCAGGTTGTTATGTTGTGCAAGGCTTGGTCAGTCTTGACAGGCTCGCAGTGTTGCGTTTAGGTGTGTGTCATTTGTATCACTTTATTCACTTTATTCAAAACTTTATTCACCCGTTTGACTAAAGCAGTTTGGCCGTACAGGAATATTCACTTTATTCATATACTCTATAATATATATTATTATTAATTGTAGTACCTATGATAAAGTGAATAAAGCGTGGGGCATTTTCGCTATGAAGTGTAGGGGTATCATGACTATGACTAAAGCGAATAGTCAAATGAGTGAAGTGGGTTTTGAACATAGTGAATAAAGTGGCTCGCAGTATCACGGTTTGCTTGACGCAAGATATGACTAAAGGCGAACATGTTCGATACCAATACAGACTAATCGAACATGTTCGTATCTTAGGTCGCTCTAAAAGTCAAGGCGATGAGCAAATACCCACACCCATATTATTCGGATGCTCAAATATATAATGCGGGATTGTGCAATTGCACACCCCTCCCGATGTGGAATTGTTCAAATGAATATCTTCACGATGCGGAATTAATCAAGATGCGTGAAGAGTCCAACCCATATGGGTGCGTCGCATTAACACGCAAGGCTGAACTTTTTGTTCGGGCGTAGCGTGGCGACAGCACCCACGACCCGTCGTGCTATGAGGATTTTGAAAATAAAAAAAGGGCGTGGTCGCCTATGCGACCACGCCCAAAGGGGAGTACATGAGGGCCGAAGCCCTCATGCACTCAACAACTCGTATGAGAACACTCAACGGGTGAGTGGGTCAGGAAAACGGACTACTGCGAGCCTACTCAAAGGTTGTATGCACTCAAGTCGAGTGCATAGAATTGAGCGATGTTGTCAGTGATGTACTGCAACGCTTTGTCCTTGCTTGCAAAGGTCGTGCCGCCACTCATATCACGAGCAATACGCTTGATGGTTGAGTGATGTGCTTTCTCGACGGCTTGGATTGTGTAGGTGTTTGCAGGTGCTTGCTCGGATTTGCCGAGTGCATTGGCTTGCTTGTACACTTTAGCGGTTGCGAGGAGTGATTGCTTGTCCGCTTTAGTACGGCCAACCCACCAATCTTCACCGATATGCTTGCGTACCCATGCTTTGCGAGCCTTAGATTCGTCAGCGTATGGTCGTGCAACGCCGTTTGCATCAACGACACCATCAGCGAACCATCCTACACCTGCATTGAGTGAGGTGTTGAGTTCGTCTTTCGCTTGTGCAGACTTCATGGCTCGTCGGTACTGTGCAAGGGCTTGGAAAACACCGTTGCGTACTTGACCTTCATTTGCACCCTTGCTCACTTTGTATGTGAGGGCGAACATTTTGGCGAAGTCTTTCGCAGTGCTCGTATATGAAGGCACTTGGTCTTTCACTGCAACTGTTCCGTATGCTTGCACATGCTCAAAGCATTGGTTTGCGAACACAAGGATTTCTGCTTGTGTGAAGGTAGCGTGCTCGTAGTTGGTTGCGAAGGTTGGTACACCTGCGAGTACGCTCTCACGAGTGTACGGAAGAGATACTTCTGCACTCCTGCTCGCAAGGAACTCGCTGATGCGGTTTGCACATACGCTGTGTTGCACTGCGTATGCGTCTTGTCTGTTTATTGGGCTTGTGTCTATGGGCTTCATGTATTTGCTCATGGTTTTTCACCGACCTGCTATTTCTTAGTTAGTTTATATACTAATCAATGCCATACACCGATTTTGCCTCACGCATGATGTAGCGTATGCACATAGCACAAAGCACAAAGCACAGTGAAGCAGGTGCATAACGCACCCATATGGGTTGGGGTCAATGGTCGCTATTCATGGGGGATTGCGTTTTACGGGTGTATATGGGATAGGGGTTAGGGCGGAGGGCGTATGCAAATTGCATAGACGCACACGCTTGCGTGCAACGGTGGTGGCTCTATAGAACGACGCACTACGCCCCTGCCCCTACGCCCCATGCACGCACGACGGGAGGGGCTGAGGCCATAGCACAAAGCAGTACAACGGTCTATAGAGTGGGGTACTGCAAGCCACCACCCCATAGCACAGACCCCATAGCACGCCTTAGAAGGAGGCATAGCAAAGTGCTATCCCATAGCACTTCTTTTAGTCGCATACACCTCTCGGACAAAAAATCATGAAACGCCTTCCCAAAAAAAATTTAAAATAAAAAATCTTCATACCTGTGCTATGGCGACCCCGTTTGAGCAAGCGTGGAACTTGCTTAAGTCGCCATTTTCTCAACTAAGCAATAAAAATACTATGGCTCAAATCGCCGGATTGTTTAGTCAAAAACGGTTCGACCCAAACACCGGAGAAGTAATTGATTGGGCTGATTCGGAAGGTGAATGGGCGTTTAGAGAGCCGGAAATTTATTTGCCACGCCCAAATCTTTTGGTTAGAAATCTTAACGATTATGGACAAACAGGTTTTTATTTAGCAACACCAGAATATAAACATTTTATTACAGGTCTTTCCGATGTTGATTTAGGTGAAAACACATTACGAAATTTTCAAGGATTTACAAATTCAAATTATAGAAGGCAAGGATATTACGACAAATTAATTCGTGCTATTTTAGCAAGAGGTTATAACATTGAATCCGACAACAGAAATGAAAAATCACATTCCTTTCATGAAAAATTTATGCAAAATTTACCACCCGGTGTTAGATTAAGTTTTTCTAATTTAAGGCCCGATGATAATTCTATTCATGAAGCAAGTTCATTTTTATACGAACCCGAAATTCCTTACGCAGAAAACAGTCCATTGAAAGAATATGACATTGGTGCTTATCCGTTTATGGACCGAACTCGTAACAAATCTAAGCCCTTTGACCCGTCAAAGCAAACATCACTTACAGATTTCTAAATTTTTATATGCTAAATGTTCGTACGACTTGCATGGCGAGTGCTTTTAATCAAGCATGGGAACTTCTCAAAGCCCTTAGTCGTGAAGACCTACAACACGCCGCAAGAGCGGGTGGGTTGCGTATGACACCGGAGCGTATGGCCGATTACCGACAAGCATACGAAGAACAGGGCATGACTCCTACAGGTGCTCAAATTCACTCCGCTCCTTCGTTAAGTTATTTGGGTAATACAGGTAATCAAAGCGACGCAAACCGTTTGATTGCGGCACAAAAAATAAATCAGCGTCGAGGTATTCAACCCGTTGAAGATTGGGAAATGTTCCAAACTTTACCCTATGACCCTTTACATCCAGCACATTATAATGATAAAGTGCTATGGGATGGCACTGTGCAAGAGTATGCAAGGGATGATGAAACTCCTATGAGTGAAGTAAATCAAGAAAGAAGTTGGTCGCCAATGGGCGGAATGGGGATGGTCGAAGATGTACCAACATATGACCCCGAAGGCCCTGCAAGAATAGAACAACCAAGATTCCCTCAAGCAAACCCCGCACGACCAACGCCCAAACCACCTGCACCACGAAGAGATGTTTTCAAGCCAATTCAAACAACACCAAAAGTCCAAGTACGACCAAGACGAGGCGGCGGTCCAAACTCCCAAAGAAACAGAATGATGCAAAGAATGGGTAGTCAATACCACTCAAGAAGATAAATTTAAAACTTCGACAGCATTCATGATTCCATGCGTGTTTCAGTGTACGAAGTAGGTCCGAGAGATGGATTACAAAATATCAAACAAATTATTGACACTGAAACTAAAGTGCGTCTTATCCATTCACTTTACGATGCGGGGTTGGAGAGCGTCGAAGAAGTAAGTTTCGCTCACCCTAAACTTGTTCCGCAGATGGCTGATGCGGAGCAGGTGTTTCAGCATGGCGGCGTACTTGTCATGAATCAGCGTGGCTTTGACCGAGCAAAAGCGGCAGGGGCGGAAAAATTCAACATCGTGTTTTCACCGTGTGAAGAATTTAACATGCGAAACATGAAAAAGACTCGCAGTGAAATTGTGCAAATGTATCAAACGATGCTCAATGGTGTGCCAAAAGAAAATGTGCGAGTGTATCTTAGCATGGCGTTTGGCTCTCCGTACACCGGTAAAGTTACAAACTTAGTATTGAAAAATTGTATTCGTGATGCAAAATTATTTGGCTCGACGGTTGTGTTTGCAGACACCGTAGGCATCGGTGAAATTTGGCAGGTGAAAGACATGGCAAGCATTTCAATTGCTGAGAAAATAAAACCTGCGTTGCACTTGCACCATAAAGGAGATGAAGAAAAGGCTATAAAAATAATTCAAAGCGGTTTGTTTTACGGCATTACTGAATTCGATAGTAGCATAGGAGGGCTTGGTGGTTGTCCTTTTGCCGAAAAAAGTGGTGCAAACATTTCAACTGAAAAACTTGTGAAGTACCTTCATGTGTGGGGTTTTGAAACAGGCGTAAATGAAGAGAAACTAAAAATTTCATCAGCAATTGTTGATGAAATCAAAACAGGTATGCAGGTCTTGAAGGCCGTGTAGGTACAGGTTGTTTATCGGCTTCCATATTTGTGAGCAACTTAACGACATTTTCCATGTCGGGATGAATGTTTTGAATTAGCGTGCCATCGGGATTGTCCATTATTTTGTGTTGCCTGTCAAGTGCCATGACATCTTCACGAATTTTTTCTCCTAAGCGAAGTGGAAGTTGTAGTTCATTTTTAAGAAGTTGCCAAGCCAAATCCATTGGTTCGGATTTTTTAATATAACCTAATTTACGCCCAACAGCAACAGCAAGAACTTTTTCTTTCCAATCTATGTTCCACGCATTTCTTATATCAGTCATGTCTTCAACAGGACTTTTATTATAATAAACTCTATTTCCAATTCTTTCCCATTTAGATGCTATTTTACGCCCTTCTTCTGTATTTAAAACATCTTCGGGAACTTCATTAACATCGTTTGGGAAATTTTCTTCTCTTTTGTTTCGTTCTATTTTTGCTTGAATTTTTGCTTGAATTATTCGTTGGTTTTCTGCAATTGTTTCTTGTAATTTTTGTTCTTTTTCTGCTTTTATTCTTGCTTTTTCTTCTTTTTTCTCTCTTTTTATTCTTTCTTCTTCTGCTTTTTCCCATTCTTCAACAGTTAAACCTGCTTCATCGGCTAATTTTTTCTTTTTCCTTGTTTCTCTATTTATCGCTTGTTGTCTTTTTCTATTTTCATCTTTTATTCGTTGTTCTTCTGCTAATCGTTTTTGTTCTGCTTCTGCTTCTTCTGCTAATCGTTTTTGTTCTTTTTGTCTTTCAATATTTGCTTCAAGCAAATTTTGCCCACGCTCTAAATTAGGATGCATAAAATAACTATGGTGAATATTTTCTGTACTTTCTGGTTTATATCTCATATCCCTACCAAGAAATGTTTTAACAGAAGGTAATCCTCCTAATCTTTCTTGTAAAACACCACGATAAGGTTCTTGTCGTTTATATGGTGTACCAATACCAAATAGATTTTCAATTCCTACATCTTTTTTTTGACCTACTTTTTCACCTTCTGTGACTAAAGGTATATTTTCCCAATCAACAAAATTTTTCATAGCATCCATTAAATGATATGGTGGAATATTAACCATGCCGGGAAATCTTTTTTGGTTACTATGTTCTTGGTCATACATGTAATCTTCGGGGTATCGAGCATCTATATCTTGACCAAGTTCATCTGTATAAAAATTTCGACCATTTATTGTATGAGATGGTTCATACCCCGGAAATCCGGCACGAATCCTTGCATGAGTATCTGGTGAATATTGAACATTTTGCATGTTTTCAATAGCCGCATCAATGATTTGTTGTCTTGCTTGAGCATATTCTGGTTTATTGTATAATTGATTAAAATAAATATCTTTTAACAAACGCCATGACATATCCATCGGCTCGCCTGTTTGAATTTGTGAATTTTGCTTAGCCTTTTCAGCCATTTGTTGATTGTTCTGTTGTTGCATTTGTTGTTGCTGTGCAAAATGTTGGCCTATTGCCATCGCCGCCCCACCTGCTCTTTGAGCGGCTGATTGTTGGGCGGATAATTGTTCGGCGTTGTCTTCTTGACCTGCTTGAGTGTTGTCCGAACCCGATGTAGCCATTGATGAAGATGCCATCGAGTTTTGTGTACTACTTGGGGCTTGACCTCCAACACCCGCCGCATCAGTAATTTTATCTCCAACTTTTGCTCCTAAAGCACCACCTAACATACCACCAATAACAGTGCCTACTCCCGGTACAATACTACCAATAGCCGCACCAGCCAACCTACCAGCCGCCGCTCCACCAACAGTTCCGGCTAATTCTTTCTCGATGTCGTCGTTGCCTTTCTTGACAGCAACACGACTCATGCACATCGCATAAGGCGATAATTCTTTAATTTATGGGCGTTTAGAAATACCATGCGGAAGGTGGCGATACGCAAAGCGTACATTTCGCCCCAAGAGTATCGGCAGTATCTTGAAGATGTGAACCCGTTAGGTGGAAGCATACATTCACTTAGAATGCAACCAGCAGAATACAAAACACCAGCAGAAGCAAGGTCGTTAATGAGTGGAGAAAATGTATTTTTTAGAAATAACCTAAGATACGCTCGACACAAAAATATAGATAAATTACCTTTGGAATTAGACGGAGTACCTTTAGGTGGCCGTTTTACATATCCCGCAGAATTATTTTCATTCAATCCCGATTTTCAATCGCATTCAAAAGCAGATGTGCCTTCAAGTTACAAGCATGGAAATAGACCGTTGCATCTTTATGGGTTTGAAGGTAAAAATACACCACAAAGATATGCAGAAGTCTTGCAACCCGAAGGTATAATTTATGGCGATGTACCAGAAAGTGATATTCAAAGAATTACAAACAGACCTATAGATTTTCATGCATTAAGAATGGCGGCAACTGCTTTAATGCCAACGAATAATTTATCTATTGATGAATTAAAAGAAAAGGAAATTGAAGCCGCAAAACAATTGATAGCATATGGAATACCACCTGTTCTTAGTGAAGATGTTTCACCCGTTACTCTTGAGCGAACACCTCAATCATGGGAATCTATTGAGGATTTTCACGACCCATTTCAACAATGGAGTAAAAATCAACAACTTTTAAATGAACCATTAACGGATTTTACATTTCCAAAAGGTGAACCAATGGAAATCGCCTTCCAACTGCTCAAACAAAGCCTTGAATTGCAACCTCCAATGACTCAAAGTGTTGAAGAGCAAGCACCAATGCAAGAAGATACACCCATGATAGATATGCAAACAATAGAAAATAATGACCCTTGCTCTTGTGCTGAAACTGTTAGAACAGAAATACTTTCAGATTACCAAAATTACCTAAATCAGATAATTGAAGATGAAGATGAAGATGGGCCTAATTGGACTTTTGGTGAGGAAAATGACCCCGAATATGAAACTCCGCATAAGCACGAAGCGTTAAAATATATGGAATCTTTGATAGAAGAAGTTGAAAACGCAAGTTGTGAAGAAATAATGGAATATGAATTATATGATGAAATGTGTGATAATGCTGGTTTTAGTGAAGCCGACCAAATGAAATACACAGGCGAACCAATGGACATCGCTTTGCGGTTGCTCAAAAATGATTATAGTCAATTACTCCGCTACCGGTTATTCAGCCCCCGATTTAGATTGAATGAAAATATAGCACCAATGGAAAATTTACCCAATTATCCATTAGGTTTGGATAAACCGGATGATATGGATGTAAGATTTATTAACAATTTAAAAAATACTATGAGAGATACCGGCAGAAATCATTTAAATTTTAGAACAACTAATGAGTCATCGCCAGATTTCGTACCCTTAACCTATTGGGAAAAAAGAGCAGATGATAAGAAAAGAGGCGAAATGTTATGGCAAAATAGATTAGATGAATTACAGGCGGCAAATGAAGAAAGAAAAAGAATGGGAATTGCAAACCCTGTTAATGTATATACAAACAGAAAACCATTAACTGTGCGGTTGCCTAAAAAGCAAGAGCCAGAAAATGAAGAAGCAGAAAATGAAGATGAAAAACTCGCCAGCGAACCAATGAACATCGCCTTCCAACTGCTCAAGGAAGACATTGATTATCAAGACGAAGAGTACATTCATCCTCATGAACAAATATGGAATGATGAAGCAGATGAACAACTTATTGCTACTACCAATTCTTTGTGGGATTATGTGGAAAACATGAGTGATGATGACAAGTTATCCTTTTTGAATAATCAAGGAAATTACTTCATGAATATGGCTTTTCAAAATCATTTTCCTACTACAAAAGAGGAATTAGACCGAGCAGTAATGGAAATAATGTTTGACGCATGGCAAGACTCGCAAGCGGAAATGCCCGGTGGTATTGATTTTGGTGATACTAAACCCGATGGCCTCCTTGACCCCGTAAGAGCGCACGCAGTACACCCCTCTCAATGGAAGAAACTCGCCAGCGAACCTATGGAAATCGCCTTTCAACTGCTCAAAGAGCGTGTAAGCCCCGAAGCCAAGCGGCACAAGTTGGAGTACGACAAGAAGTATGAGTCCAGCCCCGAAAGAATAAAGTATAGAGAGCAACTTAACCAAGAACGAAGAAAGCGTGGCATATACGGTAGCCACGACCATAAAGACATCAGCCACACCGAAGGTGGCAAATTAACTCTTGAAGGAGAACATGAAAACAGGGCAAGACATTTCAAAGACAAGGGAACTCTTCGGGAGTTGTAAAAATGACTCCGATGGACAAGGCTTGGTTGTTTTTGAAAATGCCGGTGTATGAAACAAATGTACCCGGTATTCGTTTTGTCACTCAAGGAGATAATGAAGATTGGACACAAGATAAAAGTCTTCATGGGGGATTACCGGGTGTTTGGATAAAAGAAGGAAAAACATTTGATTCAACTGAAAGAGAAATACCGCATGAAAGTGATTTAGAAGATTTTGCGGAAATAACCAACATGACTCCAAATCAATTCTTACAAGAAACAGGAACAGATGAAATGGTTGAAGATGATTACTACAAAAACCTCATGCAAAGAGCAATGCAAGGAGAAGATATGCGTTTTGTAATACCAAGAGCAGACTATGTATTTACCGATAGTCCTGTGGGTCATGATGGTCGCCATCGTATGAGAGCATTACAGCAATTAGGCTACGGAGATACTTCAGTACCTGTCTTTAGGCAATGGTAAGCACTCACTTTATTCACTTTATTCAAAACTTTATTCACCAAAATGACCAAAGCAAATATTCATTATTCATTATACCTCTATTATTTATTATATATTATTTTAAGACACTATGAATAAAGTGAATAAAGTAGGAATAGTCATTTGAGTGAATAAAGTTTTGAATAAAGTGAATAAAGCGAAACAGTTATAATGACCATATTTTTGACCAAGAGTGAGGACAATGCAACCGAATAGTAACACAACCGAGGCTGAAATACGACTAATGGGGCTAATTCTTGCCCAATCTGCACTTGTAGGATTGGCAATAGGTTTCTTTGATGCAGATATGTGGCTAAACAGTAATGACCCCGTAGTGAACGGGTTCACTTACGCTATGGCGGCATTTTTTGTACAAGGTATAGCGTATTATTTCTTCAAAATGTTCTTTGAACAAAACATGCAAGAAAAAGTACGCCTTCAAAACATTGAGAGAGAACGCAGTTTTCGATACCGTAACATGCAAAATCAATTTGATGCACGCAGGTCGGAAATGGAAATAAGAGTGCAAGAAGCACAACTTGAAGCAGAACTTAGATGGATGGAGTTAAATCCCGGTAAAATGCCGCCGTCTTGGGGTGTTATAGATGCACCATCCGCTTTTAAAGAAGAAAACAAACTTATTGAAAATCCGCCAAAACATACTGCTGAAATTAAACAACCAATCAATTTAGGTTTGGGTATTGCAGATGAAGATGTTACATTAAAAAAAGATGGAACACCAGATAAGCGTTTTCAAAAGAAAGAAGAGTGAGGTGATACCTCATGGGTCGAATCTTTAAAACTCCCGAAGATGATTCGACTGAGGCTACGCTACGAGCATTGCATACGCAAAACACACTTGATAATTATTACGAAAAAGGTATTGGATGGATAAGAACAATTCTTTTTACAATTTTAGGTATGATGTTTGTGAGTTTATGGGAAAACATAACAGGTGAATCGTTATGGGTAAATACAGTGGAATGGTTTTGGAACAAAGTCGAAGATTTTGGAAATTGGGTATTGGGGTGGTTAGATGGTTGAACCCGTTGGCTCGGCGGTTGTCGGTGCGGCAATATGGGGTCAAACCCTATACAACTCATGGAAGCCACGCAAGGTCGGTATTTACGGTGCGGGATTAGTTGGTAAAACTACACTTGACCGTTTTATGACAACACCCGGTGAAATGGAAGACATACCGTTAGAAGAGCGTACTGAACATATGCGAATTCTCGGTAGGTATTTACTTCCAAAACCTACACGAAAGCGTATTTCATGGAAAGGTCAAAAGCGTGTTGTATTTTCATCCGATATAGGTGGTCAAGAGCGTTTTTGGAATCTATGGATTGATGACATGGTAACTCGACAAGCCGAAGCAATTGTGTATATATTTGACGATAGAGTGTTGAAAGGCGGCGAAGAAGCATTACAACAAATTGCTGGTTTCAAATATTTAGTGGATGCTATCGTACATAGACAATACCGATATAGAAATTTAAAAAGCAGATGGAAAGGTAAAAAATATATTCCAAAGTTAATTATGATTGTAGCAAACAAAGCGGATAGGTTTTTTGATGAAACTGCCGCAATGTTGTGGGGGCAAGACAGAATAGGAGAACACAAAATATTTGATGCTTTTCGTGATGATTTAATTCGTTTGCAAAAAGCAGGTGTACCAACAAGAAAATCATTCATGGCAACGAGAATAGGTTGGAATGTGGAAAATACAATGGTAAATTTACTTACAGCATAGGTGATAATATGACAAAAACAACAGTAGCATCAGTAGGAAAAGATACAAAAAGTGTAAGAACTGTTATTCCAATGTGGATAGCAGAATTTCTAAATCTTAAAAAAGGAACAAAAATAGAATGGAGTATTGTACAAACCAGCAATGGTTTTACAGCACAAATAAAAGGTGATTCACAATGATGAATTTTTATCGAGAACCACAGTATCGTTTATCGGATGCAAATGAAGCACATTTGTACGCACTAAGCCAACAAGGAAATGCAGGGTTAAGTCATGCCGCTTTGTTAGAGCAAGCCACCGCTCAACAGTCTATGCAAAACATTGCAAATCAAGCAAACTTAGAAGTTCCAAAAGTCAATTTTTATCCAAGTCGCCATCCCGACCCAAACAAAGCAAGAAAAAAAGACATTAAACAAGCATACCGATTGCTCACTCCATCAAAAAGAAATTTGTTAAATCCTCTTCGATTGTTTTTTGGTCGTAAATATCGCTACGATAAACAATCAAGTATGTGCGTTGTTGATGGTTGCGATTGTGCTACACTCATTCAATATGATAATCTCTATGCCAAAATATGCGATGAAGATACAGGTAATACACTTTGGGAATTGTATTGGCAAAACCCTGTTACGGGGCAAGCCGAAGCATTTGTAGCAAAAGAAAAAGTTACGAATGGTCGAAAAATGAAAGGTACATATTGCCCCGAACACATGCATTTGTATCATCTTCTTTGCAAGTGGGAAGCAGAAGAAGATAAAATTAGAGAGGCTAATCCAAAAAGACTTCGTGACCAAGTGAAAAAAGGAGTCAGCGTAGTTACTGTGCCGGTTTCTTCATTTAAGAAAAAAGACCCAACACCCGAAATGTTGCAAAAATATGAACCGTTCCTTGATGAGTTGATTCGAGATTCAAAGAAAACCAATGGAATTACAATTACTCATTATACAAATCCAATGACTAATCGCAATGACATCACTACAATTACATTTGATTTGAGGATTTTTGAGCATGAATTATTTATGATGAACCAACCAACTGCCTCATTTCAAGATATGATAAATAACCAAAATGCTCTTGAACAAGAAATGTTTGGGGGTATCGAGTAAGATGTTAGGTTTGAGTAGCACACAATATACAAATAGCAATGGTGCGTTAAATTTAGGTGCATCAATGGGAAATTCTCCTATGCAAATGCAAAATCCGTGGGCAACACAACAACCAATGATGCAAGGTGGCACAGGGGCGTTCATGAACGGTATGACGGGAGGCCAAGCAAGTCAATGGGGTCAGCAACCAATTACTCCACCATCCGATATGGAATTGCAAATCATGTTGCTTCGTGGTATAGTGCCTATTGACAGGTTTATTGCAAGTAATCAAATGGGCTTAATGATTGATATGTTATCTTCACTTATTTCGTTTTCAGTTCTTGAAATATTGCGAAATGCTACATTCAACATTGACGAAGATAATGGAACAATGACACTTGATGTATCAAAATTACCACAACACTTGCAAACCATTAGCAGTGAAAATGTAAAATCTCATTTTTCATCTCTTCAAAGCACCGCACAACAAAACATTAATGCGGCTGAACAAAACCAACAACAATTAGCATATTTTGCACAACAATCAATGATGGGTGGTATGCTACATTCAGCACTTGCTGATGAGGGAATGATGCAAAAAGTTGGAGGCGGTGTTGGTTCATTTGCTCGTAGTATTATAACGGGAGGAAGATAATATGGATAAATACCTTCCATCTTCATTTGCCGCAACAACACTTGATGTTTTAAACCCAAATCGAAGCGTGATTATTGACATGATTATGGTACAAATTATTTCATTCATTGTGGCTCTTACAATGATTCTCTTGTTTAAAGGAGATACACTTGGCTCGGAAAAAGCATCATACCTTGTCATTGGAATCTTCGCCAGCACTATTTTCTTGAGTGCTGTCTATTCCCGCATCACGAGAGGGGCTTGACCACTTTTCTATTGGGCATTTAGAATTCAATAGTGATACTTTTGTTTTGATAAAACAGCCACACAAATCACATCTTGTACCGCCGTAAGGACAAGTTGAACAAATTCTTAAACGCTCGGCTACAATGTGTTTTGGAGCAAAACGACCATGACAAACATCGGATGCGGCGTTTGTTAGGCTTTGAAGCGTTTCTTTTGTGAGGGGTATTTTGGCTATTCGTTTTCGCCCCCACATGGTATGTTGGAAGCACCTTTCATCCATAATTGTTTTGAACTTGAACTCTATAGAACGCTCATGGCGGCGGAGCGTATAGTCAAGCGTTCCTGTGCTTTTTGCATTTCCGAAGAGCGTGATTCATTAGAAGAAGAGATGCTTCAAGGCCACATTTCTGCTCGTCAATTGGATAAAGATATGGGGTGGAGGCAGAACACCGCAGACCGTCATTATCGAAATCATATGGGTGAATATTACGAAGCGGCAAATGAATCGTGTCCTGTGTGTACTACACCAATGCGTGCTGAGTATGAAACCGCTTATTTCTCAAATGAAATTACATCCGATGAAATAGCAAATCAATTAGAGATAAAAGAAACTGTTGTATATCGTCATATGAAGAGTCATTTTCAACCACTTGTCCAAAAATCTGCGGCTATGGAAGTGGCACTTGTTGCGGGTCAAGAAATTGCTTTACTCCGTTCAAATGCTGAGAAATTAAATCACAAACTAAGTGAACTACTTGATGAAGGAACTGTACATGAAGATGGGTTTGTACGAGATGCTGTCGCTCTTCATAAAGAAGTACGAGAAACTGTCAAAGACTTGTTGCGTTTCCAAGACCAATGGGGTGCAAAGAGTGATGGGCAACAAGTCAATCAAACATTTAACATTCTTCAAGTTGAGTTGGGTAAAGAAAGCCCCGAAACTTGGATGCGTATAAAACGCCAATTGCAAGAAAACATGGGGGTTGAATAATGGTTATGGGAAGAGGTTCGGACACTCGCCTGTATAACCCTCGTAGTGAATCGGATAAGATGTATTCATCTGCAAATGAAGATGAAACAAAATACAATCCCGCTTCACCCGAATACAATGAGCAAAAGCGTGAAGAAAAGAAACTCAAAGAAGAAGAAAAGAAAGCAAATAAGGGTAAAATAAAACACATTAAAATTCGTGCTTCACAAGGATTGCGTGGTGAAGAAAGCCCTGTTGCTATGAATGATTCAAACAAAAGAGATGAAGAGCGTGAAATTGGACTTACAGGTGGACCGCCCGGTAGTCGAGGTAATTTACTTGACCTTGCTACAGGTGCTAAAACAGGCACAGGTTCAGCAATGACAGGACCATTACCAATCGCAATGAGCGAGCCGATGGATGATGCTTGGAGTACATTGTTGAAGGAAGAACCTACTGTACACCCCGGAGAAAATCAATACAAATACAGATATAATATGCCAAATCGTGATGATGTTCACCCCGAATGGTATAATTGGATTCAAGAATTGATAGATAAACCGTGGGAATACGAAGGAATTGGGGATGATTTTACACAACCCGATATAGACCATTTAGCAGGTGCTACATCTCGTGAAGATTTTTTTGATAGATTATATGATTTACATAATTTTATTGTTGATGATGCACGACCCCCGTTTGATGATATAGAAGGTGAATATCGTGATTTTACTGATGTACCGTTTAATGAAAAAACAGGTTTCACTATGAGCGAGCCGATGGATGATGCTTGGAGTAATTTGCTCAAAATAGAAACACCACGCACAATTGCACGACGCAGAAAACAAGAAGCCCGTCAAGAATTTCGACCATCAACAGGACAATTCAAGCGACCTCCCGGCGGCATGGACCCGGTAGGGGCAACAATGCGACGGTTTAAAGCCCGTATGCGTGGTATCAAAGGTGGTAAGAAAACAGGTTTGATGTTGCCTCACTTAGCCGTTGAAATGAGCCACAGGGGTATTGCGACTAAACAACCGATGAGTAAAGACCCACAACGATACCGAGCCTATCAAGGTCAATCCGAGGCAAGAAAAATTCTTGGTAATGTGCGAACTACATTTTCACCACACGCTCGATTTGCACAACGAGGCAGTTATGCTGGTCCAACAGGAGCGGGTCGTCTTGGTGGATTGTTGCCACAACAAAAGGGAATGATGCGACAACCATCACTTCGACCACTACGAGTAAGAGCACCACGACCTCCACAACCACCAATGATGCCACCAATGATGCCACCACAATTACCACCTGTTCAATCATCTGTACCAAGTATGCCAGCACCACCATCAAGTATTATGATGAGTGAAGATAGAACTCAAAGCGACATTTTGAAAGCAAAAAATTTCGCAAGACATATGGAAATGCTTAATTTAATGCGTCGGCTTATTGCGGCAAAAGAAAGAGAAGCGAAATTAAAGAAAGCGATGCAAGGTGGAGGCTCGGCGTTTGAAAACGGTCATGTTCCCGACCACCCCGCAGGTGTTCAAAACAATGAAGATGAAGATGAAAAGAATGATGGACCAACACAAAATCTTGAAACAAATTCAAGCAGAATGGGTCTTGACCCTGCTGGTATTCTTATTTCTCGTAGGGGGCATATGGGATGATACAGATTCGATACCCATTGCTCAAGGGGTGGAGTCTTATGGCTCACACACCAACAGGACCAGCAATTTTGAGAAATCCTCCACCATCACATTTTCGTGCAGGTGAAAACCAATTCGATATTCCAGCATTCGCTCATGACGGTCAAGGTAATTCATACGATGGACAATGGGTTGAAGGAAAACACGGAGAATTCGTATGGCAAACAGCAATGGGTGATTTTCGTCATGGAATTGATGCTGTTATTCATCATGTTGGTGAATTTTTAGCGGCACGAGGCCTCAATATTGACCCTAAAGAGGTTGTACAACATGCAATTAACCAATTTAATGATACTCACACTAATGCAGACTCACATCAATTGTCAAATATTATGCATCCAGAATGGCGTAAAATACTTGCTAATGCGTTACCACCCGGCGACGCTACACGATATATAACAAATAGACCATCAAGAACACATGGTGGAAGTAAAATTACTATGCTCACAAATAAAAATTATGACAAAACTCCTATTGGTCGTTTCCTTGAATCATATTATATTCCATTTCATCAACAATTATTACACGCTTTAGAAGATATAGGCATACCTCAAGCGGAAATTAAAAATGCAATGCAGTGGATAACAAAACCATATATTTATGCTAAAAATACTGCTCCCGAAAGATATATTCGTTCTCATGCTCAACAACACCCCGGAGAAGTTGATTCGGGTATGATGGGTCATGCTCCCGAAGGTTACTACGGCGACCAAACCCCTGTACATACATGGAGTGTTACACATCATTTGCCCGATATTTTCTTTTATCCTAATTTAAAAGAAAACTTGCAAAAGAAAGGCAAACAAAAAGCCACAGACTTGCATCAAGCGGCTTACGCAATGATTGATGAAGCCTTACAAGGAGGTATGGAACATATACCTAACATCAATGTAACAATCAATCAAGGTACAATGGCAAATCCCGATATGATTAACAGACCTCTTCATGAAATTCTTCAAACACCCGATTTACGCCAAGCACTTATTGAAGATATGTCACATGTACCTGCTATGATGTTTTTGTTTGGTCGTAATTGGCAAGGTACTTTTAAAAAATTATACGATTACATGGCTCAAAAATATGGTGCTAATGAAGATGCACTTTCACTTGAACAACAAGCACAATATCTTACTGCTGGTGAAAAAGGTGGTAAAGGATTACACGAAACAGCCAAGCGTGTGCTTGCTCTTGCTCGTGCATCGGGTGCATCGGGAGAACAAGGCAGAAGTAATTTTGGCGACCATCAAATAACTGCTGATGAATTAAAAGTTACAAATGCTCATTATAGTGACAAACTTATGGGGCAAGTTGATAGATTTAGAACAATTATTGAGGCTCTTGCAAACCATCAAGCAAGTTTTAGAGGTCATAATATACAAATGGGAGTTGGAGATATACCAACTGAGGCTATGAAGCCAAGAAATGTCATCAACTATCCAACAATGAACACAGAAACGGGGCAATATGATGCGTATAGTCTTGAGCCTCACATGGATGCATATTTACACGAAATCAGTGACTATGCACCAACACAGGGCTTCGACCCATCACTTACTGTCGCAGGGGATGCAAGGTTGCCTCCTTCACAACCTTCTCTCTCATCTTCGGTTATATCTCCGCCGAACGCATCCCCTGTGACACCCGTACCCTCAACTTATCCCGCTACACCTATGCAACAATTTCAACAAGTTCGACCACAAATCGGACAATATTCACCTGCTGACTTTAGGCAGTTGCTTGAAATGGCAGGAAGGCGACGACCACAACCAATAAGTGATGCACCGCTAACTGAACTTGAGGCAAGAGCACAAGCGAGCATAGCCGACCCACGACAGCGAATGTTGGCCGAATATTACAAATCAAATGATGTTATGGATAGAGTTATGGCGGTGTTAAAAGGGAGGGGTGTACTTTGAATAATAAAGTATTGATTCGCAAACAAGCGGCTAATAGTAACATACAGTATCAAGTGACGCAACCGGGGTCTGCACCAAAGACTTCTTTTTTGGGTAATGTGGCCACTCTTTTTGGTGGGGCAAGAGGGCTTGTACAAAACCCAAATAATCCCAATGATGTTCGTCAAGGCTTCATTCCCGGTTCACAACTTGGTGTTAAACCCACTCGTGCTCAACGCTTTGCGGCTGGTGCTAATGTTGCTGGTACAGGCCTTGCCGCCGCTTTGACAGGCCTTCAAACAGCATACGGCTTACAAGGGGGTAATCTTAGTGCATTGACATCTGCCAAAGACCAATTTCGTGCAAATGTCGGCGGTTTAACCGGTGGTAGTCCTACCGAGGCACAGCAGACTCAAGACATGGCTACGAAAGAATACGAAGAGCGACAAAGAGAAATGGCTCGACTTGCTATGTTAAATCAAGCACAAGATACGCTATCACAAAGGCAAGACCCAACACAAGCACATCAAACTGCACAACAAACTGCCGCACCTCAAACTACCACACCACAACAAATAAGCGGTCCTGTAGCAGTTAGCCAACCTTTGCAGAACCCACAAGGACCATTTTCACCTCAAGCGATAGGCCAACAAATGATGCTACAACCTGCCGCATCTCAAACTCCTACAGGGGTTGATGCAAATATGCAACAACAAGCACGATTACTTGAAAGAATGAGTGTACCAATAGACCCAAATGTTTCCTTTCAAATGCCACTAAATACTACTCAAACACCCTTACAATCAAATACTACTCAAACATCTTTAACTCAATTTCAACCAGAACAGTCACCTCCTCAATATTTAGGCTCTCAAATGCAACCAATGCGTACTTTTGCCACAACAACTCCTTTTAATATGCAACAAATGACACAATTGCAAGATATACATAACATGATGCAAAGAGGTGGAGCGGGTGCTCAAGGAACAATTGATACACAATTACAACAATTCAATCAAAATCTTAGAGAAGGGATGCCAAGTGTTACTCGTGAAAATATTGGTCAATATATAAATAAATCATTTGTTGATTATGCTTACGAACTTCATGGTGATATTCTTCGTAAAGCAACTCCACACGAAGCAGGTTTGCTCGTTATGAACATGTATCTTGAGATGTTGAGATGATACTATGTCGGACATGGAAGAATTCATTCTCGACATGGACCGCAAGATGTCGGCAAAGTCGTTTGAATATTTCTTTCGTGATATTCTTGGCTTCGATTATTCACGACACCACGAAGCGTGGGATGAGGGTTTAGCAAAAAACAGATACTACTGCGTAAAAGCATCTCGTGACCACGGTAAGTCCGTCTTTTTCATGTCATATGCTCTTTGGATTGCCGCTTTTCAACCCGGCACTCACATCATGATTTTCTCACATTCTCTTGAACAAACGCTTGAACACATGCGTTTTATTCGTAACAATATCGAAAGCACACCATCTATTCGACATCTTATTCCCGAAGGCAGACCGTGGCGAAAAACCTACTTTGAATTTTCAAACGGTAGCCGTATCATGGCAAAATCGGTTGGTGGTGGTACTCGTGGTTTCCACCCTAATGTTGTATTGTGTGATGACATTCTTTGGGGTACAACAGGTACAGAACTACAGCGTGCGGCTGATTGGTTCTATGGTGTATTGCTTCCTGTTCTCCACCACACAGGTCGTTTGATGATGGTCGGTACGCCATTTAGTTACAACGACTTGTATTCGCAACTTGAAGAAACTGAAACATTTACTGTTGAAACATACCCTGCAATCAACAAAGAGGGCGTAGCATTATGGCCGGAGCGATGGAATATTCAAGCACTTGATGAGCGACGACTTACAATGCCAGCAATTCAATTTTCTCGTGAATATTTGTGCGAACCTATTCATGATGTAGCAAGTATGTTTCCTCACGACATTCTTGAAAAAGCACGAAATAAAGACCTTGTTTTACTTGACCGAGCGGAGTATGAATATGACGATGAGGGTGAAGTGTTAGGTGTTTTCGGGCAACACTTTATCGGATGGGATACTGCAATTGCATCGGACAAGAATGCCGACTTTACTGCTATGACTGTACTACGAACACCTCCCGGTGAAAATGTAAAGCAAATAGTAAGTATTGTGCATGAAAAAGGTATGAGTGGTGCGGCACAGAAAAATCATATTCTTTTACTGAATAATCGTTTTCAACCAGATTTAATTGAACTTGAAGGAAATAATTTCCAAAGAATGTTTGCCGCAGAACTTCAAGACATGCGAAATGATATACCAATTCGTACTTTTATGACCACAAAAACACGAAAAGAAAGTTTGTTTATGTCGCTTTTAATGGCATTTGAACAAGGTCAAATTCAAACACCTTATGGTGATAAAAGAAGTCAAGAATTTACACACAAGTTAGAAACTGAATTGAACAGATTTGGTATGCAGAAGAATGGCAAACTTGAGTCTGTGGGTACACATGATGACCTTGCTATGTCGCTTGCACTTGCAAATTGGGCGACAAAAGAATTCAAAGGTTCAGTGGTCTTACTTGATGATGTACTACCCGGCTTTGATGAGTGGATTGGTGGGAAACCACATCGAAATCATAATCCCGCAGATGGATGGATGATACCGTGATATATCCTTTTGATGAATGGGGGTTTTGATATGAGTTGTGAATGCGGTCATTGTGTAGGTATGGGTACTGCGTGGGATTCACTTGAAAAAAAACTATGCCCCGAAGGTAAAGCGGCGGCAAAAAGAAAATTCAAAGTTTATCCATCAGCCTATGCGAATGGTTGGGCTGTACAATACTGCAAAGGTAAGTTTCGGGGGAAGAAAAAGAAATGAATCCCTTTGAAATTGCTTGGTTCGTACTAAAAGCCCCTATAGATTGGGATTCATATACAGAAAATCAAGATGAAGGTCAAAAAATAATCAATGTGGATTATGTTAATCCAAAAGATAGTAACAAAATATACCCTATAACTGCTTGGGATTATGATGACCCATTTTCACCCGGAATAGATGCTGTTGTTTCTAATCCTAAAGGAGAAAATGTAGGACATGCTAATTTAAGATATGAAGATGACAAAATAACAGTTGATAGAGCAAATGTAAATCAAATCAACAGACGACAAGGAATCAATACGGCTATGTATCAGTTATTAGAACATCTTTTGCAAGAAAAATTCAATCGTCAAATTGAGCCTTCTATACATCAAAGTGAGGATGCAAAACAGTTTTGGGAAAGTGATTGGAGGAATAAAAAATGACGGCGTTTGAGTATGTCATGGCTTTTCTCAAGGAAAAGCGTGATGCACCAAACTACCGTGAGGCTTCTCAAGAACAAAAGAAACTCAAAAAAACATGTGCGACATGTAAAGCATGGGATAATTCGGTTACAGATGACCCAAAAACGGGATATTGTAATTGGTACGATTTCAATTGTCATGCTGATAATATCTGTGATGCGTGGGTGAAGAAAGAATGACACGATGCACCTGCCATGATGTTCTCATTGTAAAGGACTTGAACCGATGGTTTAAGGAAAAGTGGGTGGATGTAAGCCGTAAAGACAAAGATGGTAAGCACCCGCCATGTGGTCGAAGTAAGGCTAAATTATCGGGCAAGGGTTATCCTAAATGTCGCCCAAGTGTTAAGGTAAGTGATAAGACTCCACGCACAAGCGGTTCAATGTCCGAAGGTGAGAAACAAGCGGCTACAAAACGCAAGCGTGCCAAAAAACAAGGTGTCGGTGGCAAACCAACAATGGTGAAAGCAATGAAAGATAAAGAAAAGAAAGGAATGGTTATGGTAATTGCTATTACGGCTAAACCGAAAGATAAGAACAAAGTAGCAGTAAAGAAAACTGACGATGCGTACAAAATGGGTCGTATGGAACAATGTTATGCCTGTGGTAATATGTTTCCTAATTGGCAAGCATTACAGGCACATCAACAGCAAACAGGCCATTAATAAGAAAAAGGTTAAATGAGTGGTCAATGGAGTGGTCAATATGTGGGGGAGTATGCTTATCGGAGATGAATACGACACCCCACTTTCTTTCGTTGATGAATTATCGAATGTTGTCATAAAATCAATATCTCAGCACCCTTTCTTTGAACCCGATAAAATTCCAATAGAAAAACACAAAGTTGTTCAAAAAATAAACAAAGAATATTCTTTTCCTTTAAACGGTGATGGTTGGTTAGAATCATATTATGGAAAAGATTCGGATTCAATTATTCGTATGTTTAAAAGAATGCGAAGACACGATAAAGTGAATAAAGCAGAATATGATACAATTATTCAAGATATTCGTAAAATAAAAGCGTTGGAAGTTGATACGACGCTTAAATCACTTTCATGGGGTGAAGGGTTTATTGATACCATAAAACAATTAGGTATTGATAATCGAGATTTAAAATCACTTCGTAAGTTTGGTGAAAGTCGAAGTACAAGTTTGCAAAAGGCTTGCCAACAATTTTTGAAAGCCTCAACTGTTCTTCAAGACTTAACTCAAAAGGAAGATTGGAATGATGATGATAAAATCCAATATGTTACGGCAATGGAAATGAGAAAAGATGCTCGTAAAGTATGGAAAAACGCTCTTCATCAAATAGATAATCTCACAAAAGCAGAAAAAGATGCATTGTATTTTGCCTCAACTGAATTAGAAAAAGAAGATAATTTATCAGCAAGGGAATTATTTCGTAGGGGTAAAGATGAGTTTGCTAAATCAATGACGGCAAACAAAATGAGTTCGCTACTCAATATGTATGGTGAAGAAGTGAATGTGTACAAAGGAACACAAACAGGCACTTTCATTAAAATGGGAAATAGTGGTTTTATTATTAAAGATATTTGGGCTTATACTGCTGGATTTATTGATGCTGATGGTAGTATTTTTATTTCCGAGCGTGGCGACCCTCGTGTTACTATTGTAGCGAGTGGCGATGGAGGTAAAGCCCATTGTGAAGAATTGCAAAAAATGCTTGGTTGTGGTCGTCTTGTTACTGATACAAAATTAGCAAAAAATACAGTTAAACCTGTTCATCGGCTTATTTTTTCATCAAAAGATATGATTCGTGATTTACTCAAAGGTGTTTTGCCTCATTTAAAATTAAAATCGTTGCAAGCAAAAGCAGTAATGAGTTTTATTGATGAAAAAGATTCCATGAGAAAAAATGAATTATATCAACTTGTAACTTTCAATAATTGGAAAGATGATAAAAACAAAGCCGAATCACTCTTAAACAAGTGGGGCTTAGACGCTGATACGATAGGTGGATATGCGGAGGGATTATGATGGCTGAGGAAGGAAGAATAAACCGGTTTTTATCAGCCCTTGGTAAGCCGTTTAGACGAAGAGAAACTCCTACCCCAACAATGCCTCTTTGGACAAGTGGTATTCAAGAACCTGTTATGGCTCAAGGAATTACTATACCTGCACTTTATGCGGTAAGTAATGAATCACTTATCTTGCGTACCGTTCTTTCTAAATTAAATCAAGAAATGTTTCGCAGGGGTCATTATTGGGAAAAGAAATTTATTATGAAATGTACATCATGTGATGAAGAATATCAAAGCGAAGTTGAATCATGTAAAATATGTGGTGGAGAAGTTCGTAAGCCCGATAATGATGAACTTACATATTCTAAATGGTTGTTTAAACAACAAAACAGCATGGAACAATCATTTGTTCATGTATTAAGTGAGATAGAAAGTGATTTGAATATTGTTGATGATGCGTTTTTAATTTTGGTTAAAGAATATTTTATTGACCCTAATACAAAAGAAGTTGCCTTTTTCCGAGTTAAAGAAATGATGAGAGGCGACCCTATTTTTATGCGAATCGTAGCAGATAAGCGAGGTGTTCGTGGAGGCCGATATAAAATATGTTTAATTCATCGTGATGAGGCTAAAACACATGCGGAAGATGATGTTTGTGAAACATGCGGGGCTGAATTGCAAGAAGTACATTATGTTAATATGGCAGGTTCGGGTAAAACACAATACTTTGTTGAAGGCGAAGTTCTCCATGTGAGTAAATACAATCCATCAAAATTGTATGGTCGAAGTCCTGTTAATACAATGTGGCGACAAGCAATGACACTTACTGCAATGGACAATTATATTTACACTGCTTATCAAAAGCGACGAATGCCTAAAGGTATAGTTTCTGTTACTACAGATAATCTTGAATCAATGAAATCTTTCTGGAAAGCCGTTGATGAAAAAATGGAGCGTGACCCTCACTATGTGCCTAAAGTTGGTATAGAATCTGCTACGGGTCGAGGTGGAGTGAATTGGGTTAAATTCATGGACACCTTAGAAGAAATGCAGTATATCGCTGTAAGGGATGAAATACGAAATCGTATTGCCGCATTTTACGGTGTATCATCTATCTTTATGGTTGATAATGGTAAATCGGGTGGATTAAACAATGAAGGTTTGCAAATTCTCGTAACAAATCGTGCTGTTGAATTTGGGCAAAAAGTGTACACGGAAGTTTTGTTTCCTCGTTTATTAAAAGAATTTAACATTAATGATTGGAAATTGACACTTTATCCAAACGAAGAAGAAGATGAAATTACTCGACTACGCCGTGATGAACAAGAACTCAATGTTGCACAGCGAATGGCTCAATTAGGATATATGCCCGAACTTATTGAAGATTCAGCAAATAGAGATATACGATTTGTGTATAAACGACCACCACCTCCACAACCTCAACAAGCACCTCCACCCGGAGGAGCACCACCTCCGATGGGTGGTGGAATGCCCCCCGGTGGTGGAATGCCACCTCCAATGATGGGAGGCGGAATGCCTCCTGCTGGACCACAAATACCTCCACAATTAGCACAACAAATTATGCCACCACCTCAACCCGGTGGACAGGGTATGGGCATACGAGATAGAGGACCGGCCGCACCCGAAAGAAGAACTACAATGGGTAGTGGTTCGCCGCTTTCAAGCGTACAACAACGAGGACCACAACCTTCAATTCAACAAAATAATGTCAATGCACTACTAAACGCAAGGAGATTTCGTGGTGCATAAATCTTCTTAAACAAGAATGGTATGAGATAACACAAGCAGGTGATAAAATGGACTTGTTAAAGATGCATCCAATGGCAAGAAAAATGGAACAAGCACAAAAAGCGTTTATTGAAGCGTTAGAAAATGGTGATGGTCGAATGGCAAAGCAATACCTTTCCGAAGTGCAAAAATTAAGTGATTTTCTTGCCGATGATTTAGATGGTGAAATTTCAAAATCCGATGTTGTTACACCATTAGGACCACGAGATATGTTTGCAGGTGGAGTACCTGTTATGAAATTTCAAGAGCCTTCACAACAAACTGTATTGAAAGGTGAGCGACTTGGCTTTGCATCATCAAAGCGACATCAAACACAATACAGACGAAGTGCTGGAAGTTATGGTCGAAAAGTTTGAGGTGGTTAAATGAGTGAAGAAGCACCCAATGCTGAGTATCTTATGGGTGTACTCATTAACAAAATGGAAGTAATGGACACCAATTTAAACATTCTAAAGGCTGAAAATGAGGCTTTGAAAAAAATGATTAACAATCCTCAAGCATTGTTGCGTAAAATGGGTTTAGTTCATGTATCAACTCCACTTACTACAGACCTTTTAGCAGACCCGTTTAGAAATGATTTTGAAGATAATTCAATCCTCAAAACCGAAAAATCATATATTCCACAATCAAATGAAGAATTCCACAATATGTCGTGGGAAGATATTCATGATTTAGCAAACCAAGCAAAAGGAGTGAAAATTGAATGAAGCCAAGATTTGAAGAATCGGAAATTATGAAAAAGGCTCGTGAGGTATCTTTGCGAATTGACGCATTAGAAAAAGCAAAGTGCGACTGTGGAAAAGAACCATGTGAGTGTAAAAACTGTCCTAAGTGCGGCACTAAAATGAACAAGATGGGTTGCATGAAGATGGGTTGCGGTGGCAAAATGGAAAAAGCCGAACCCGGTTACAAGAGTGAAAAGATTACTGACATCAATCCTCACTTTGTAGCAGAATCGGGTGGTCAAACAAAGACGGGATATTTTACTACAAATGGTCGAACCATTGAAGCAGAAGATGCTCCAAAGAAAAAGAAAGGTAAAGAAGCAACCGATATGGAAAATCTTGGCTCAAGAATGAATCCACATGAAGGCGGCGGTATTGAGCGTGAAGATTCACAAGGTGGTAAATCATCTGTGCAAAAAGCAAATCCAAGAGCAACCATGCGAGAAGCAGGTATGGGAATATGCGGTCTTTGTGGCGGTACAGACCGCACAGGTTGTTTGTTGCACGAAGGAATGGATTTGCACGCTTGCCCTAAATTTAAACCGCTATGAAAGGCGGTGAAATCATGGAGTCAAAGCGTTTTGACATCTCGACTAATGAGTTGTTAAAATCACTTCATGATGGTTATGACCTTCGTACATCTGCGGCGGAATACATACTTGCTTACGAAGCACTTGATGACAAAAAACTCGATGCATTTCAAAAATCACTTTTGAATACTGCTGAAATGATTATTGCTAAAGAAGATGAAGAACAAAAAAGGCAAGAAGGTTATCTTTTTGGAAGGCATCATGCTGATAATGAACCCACAGACCATGTGTGGAGTGATGGGTTACAAACGCCCTTAAATCCAGAAAATGCTCATGCGGTGTGGCCGTATTATCAACCATCTTCTCCAAATGCTCCGTACCGTAGCCATCATTTTCCATTTCATGAAGTAAATCATCCATTACTTAGAAAGAATGCTGTTACGGGTAATTCACAATATATTGAAAAGATACGAAAACATATTTTTAATGGACACGCTCAAGATGAAAAAGACTTTGAGAAAAAATTCATTGCTCATGAAAGTAAAGCGAATAACCCGTTGATTAACGGTTACAATGCAGAAACATCTTATGGTAAAATAAAAAGAAAATTACTCGGAAGTACAATCACTAAACAAACAATGAACAATCATCAAATTGATTTTTACCATCGTGATTACCAACGATGGTTAAGAGAAAATTCAGCAATTAAAGACGATTTATTGAGTCAAGGTCTAACTGACGATGAAGCAAATAGAGAAATGCGTCATTTACATTTTGAAGATAGAGCAAGAGATTGGGATTCAAATGAACATGTTGAAGATGAAAATGGTGTTCGACACCCTAAAAATCTCGGTCATAACGGTTACATGTACGGTCTTGAATGGTTTAGCCCCGAAGAAAGAACGGCTATAATGAATCACATTAACGACCCCGAAAAGGGTCTTGATAAACATGAAGTCATTACATTACCTAATGGAGAAAAAATACCATCAGCAAGAATAACTTACAACGCTCTTATGCGTATGACACCCGAAATGAATTGGTGGGTAAGACCTTCCCATCTTACAGGCCGAAACGCACATTATCGTCAAGAAGATAATGACATTGATTTTGAACAAGGTGGTGAGGCTCGCTTTTTACAGAAACAAATTGGAGAACTTGCACATACACCACAAACATTTTTTGGTGAAAAATCAATTGCAGATTACATTATTGATAAAATAGATGAAAACTATGGTGCTGATAAAGAAGGGCAAAAAAGACTTAGATTTTTACCCCGTTTAGATGTTCATAAGAATCCACTTAAAGAATTGTCTTGGGATGACTTAAAAGATGCAACAAATTCCCACTTCAAGAAAAAAGGAAGAAAGGATTTGAGTCATGTAAGATTAACAGCCAAAGACTTGTATTACCTTGCAGGTTTTAATCCCGATACAAATGATTTGCTTGAAAATCACCCTATACATGGAAAATTGGATGAACCATTAGTACCTAAACAATGGATTGATGAACTTATCCAAGAAGCAAATCACAATGGTTCGTTAGAATCAAAAATGAAAGACATAAGAAACGCAAGAGCGTTTTTAACAAGTCCACATGGACCACATCCAAGCGAAGAAAAAGCACCATATTGGAAAGAACATAAAGATGGTTATACATATGGACCCGGAAAGTTTTGGGCGGAGGAATTTCAAAAAGTAGGTGGTGTAGGCTCAACAGTGACCACATGGCATGAAATTTTGAATGCAACACATGGAAATGATGGTGATTCACATTTGACCACTTTAAATCCAGAAAGTGAAAATTTCGTACAAATGAATGATAATAACAAATCGTTAGCCTATCACTTCATGCCCGAACACACTACAAAAATAGGTGAATATGACCCTGTGAAATATATGAGTGGGGAAAAGGCAATTGGTGGATTTTCATACAATAATATACCATCTTCGATACAAAACATGCTTTCGCCTTTCGGCACATCAAAAGTAAAACCACATGGAAGTTATGCTTCGGGATTTAAGCAGGGTGCTACTGAAAAGAACAATCACACTGAACATAAATCATCACTTATTCCATTGTATGAACACGCTATTAGAAATATGACAAAAAATGATTTACAAAGTTTTCTCGGTAGTTACATTGCACCTATGACTCATCCATTTACGCATAATCCAACTGAACATATCGTAAGTTCAAGCGGTTATGGACCGGGTTCAAGTGACACTCATATTCACAAAAATGCCCAAATTGCACACATGATGAATACACTTCTTGGTCGTCTTGACCATCCAAATCAACCAGCAGAAAAATCAGTAATGAACTACAAAGATTTTCTTCGTGGAGATGAAAAGTTTAGTGCTGGATTGACATTGGATGATTTTTTACAACTTATGGGTTGGGGTGGCATTGCTAAACCTACAGCAAATGCGTTGAAAAATCGTTATGTGCAAGATACAGAAACAAAAGATGCACTTAAAATTATTACATCAACAGCAAAAATGCTTCAAACCACAAATCCTAATCAAATTATGACCTATTTGAGTGGAGGCGACTATGAAGACTTGAAAGACCATATGGGTTATGGTCAATTCGATAATTTAGATATGTCGTCATTAGAATCTTTTTTCCCATCTATGATGAACATACTTAATGAAGAAAATAAAAAATCAAAAGAGAAGCAAAAGAGTAAATCACAATACAAAGCATCTGTAACCGATGCTATCGCCGCCGCATTACAATTTGGTGGTGCTTTACCAGCAATGGAAAAAGAAGAAGCAATAAATGATGAACTTGAAGATTTGTATGGGGTTTTGAATAACCCCGAATTAGTAGGAGAGCAACGCCAACAAGTTCTTTCATCAGTAAAGGAATTAGAACAACAACTTGCTGTTGAGCAAAACAAAGCAACAAAAGCGGTGTTGGGTGGTGGTTCAACACACTATGAAATTATGCAAAATCATTTAGATACAATTTTCAAAGGTCATCGTAATCTTGTTGCACAAGTGGCAAGAGATGTTATTATGCCTAAATTTCTTGAAGCAGACCCCACTGCTTTTGACCCTAACGACCCACAAAAGTTCATAGATAATAATTCACGACTTTTCCGAGATGCACAACGATATATCAATACTGTACCTCATTCAGTTCATGGACTTACTGCACCTAATTATGGAATAAAGCAGAACATTATTGAGCGTAAAAAATCACCTGTTGGAGAAGCACATGCACAAATTGCTCAACATCTATCCGACAAAGGTACAATGATTGATGGTAATATGTCGGTGAATGAGGTTCTTGATGCTCTTGGAATTGAGCGTAGCCCCCAAGCAAAAGAACATGCTCGTGAGTTAATTGAACAAAGTAACAAATTGAATACACCACTTATGGCTTCAACTATCAATCAATTGCTTACAAGTGGTGCAATTGATAAAGTTGGTAACACATCGTTTTCTAAATTATTACCCAATGAAGAAATAATGGGTAAAGAAATTGAAGATTTAGATGATAATGAAATGTTTCATCGAATACTTCATGAAAAAGGCTACCACCAAGCAATTCAAAGTTTGCAATCTAAATATGGTGAAAGCCAATGGAAAGGACATGAACTGCATAGTTTTCCACGCACTATGAGCAGACTATTTGATGGTACATTTGCTCATCAACAACAAGCCGCAGGTATCGGCTCAATATCTAATGATATACATGGTGCTGAAACTTTAGGTGCTAAGGGTAAGCAAAAGGCATCATTTATGACAAGAAATCATTTAGATACAATCGTACATTTTAATCCGACTGTTAATTTAGAAGGTGAAGATGGTATATTTACACCAGAAATTTCACAAAGTTATTCTGCTGGTATGCAAGAAGGCTTACCCGTTGGTGCTCCGTCACCTGTCAATAATTCAATTGCAGACACATTTGATTCTCATGCATATCATTCGGGCTACGAAGCAACACCGAGTGTTGGTGTTGAAATTACAGAAGACGGGCAAGTGATACCCGGAACAAATATTGAAACAGGCTTGTATCATAGCGTGCCAAAAGAATTATCGGAGATAGTGCATGGAAATGAAATGGTGAAACAAGTGTGGGATAACGCACCGCCTCCTCAATACAATGAATCCGCTCATCAAAGTATGGATTTAGATACATACGAAACACCGAGCGAAGATGTATATGCAGTAGGTAAAAGTGAAATGAGTGAACTTATTACCTCACTGTTAAACCCCGATGTGCTTTTAGAAAAGAAAGATGAAAGCACTTGGACACCACCAATTCGACCAATGCATAGAATATTTTCTTTAGATGACCTTGAGCATTTGCGTGGCTTTAGTGGTTCATGGGTTGTAAGTAAGTGGTATAGTGGTAAGAGAATTGTTATTGTAAAGAATGACGAAGGCATTACTGTGTATGATGAAAACGGGAAGAAAAAAGGTGTCAATAAGAAAACTATGGAATCCATAGAAGAGTTGAATAAAAAGAACTACACTATTGATGCTATTCTTGGCGATGAAGAATTAAATATTATTGACATTATCAATTATGACGATAATAATATATCCGACATGCAACTGTTTGAAAGGCTGAAAATTCTCCGTTCTCAATTTGACAGTCATGAAAGTGTCATTGTACCCGGTCCTCACGACACTAAAATGACAGATGACGAGGGGCTTGAAGAAGCAGTTAATTCACTAAAAGAAGAACACGATGTTATTCTCCTTCGTGATAATAAATCAACATACATGAAAGGTGAAAGAAGGCATCCTAAGTGGTTGTTGTATAGAGATACAAAAGATTTCAATTTCATTGTGCTTGACCGTAGGGGTAAAGGTCCATTCACATATCAATTAGGTGCTGGTCCTATACTCGACGGTGAAGGATTGGGTAACAGGGCAATAGAACATAAAGGACATTATTACATGGATGTAGGCACAGCCTTTAATCAACAAAAAGCATTCAAAGTCGGAGATATAGTGCGTGCATCTATTACAGGTGTAACGAAAAAGAATCGAAAAGAGCGACCTGTGTATAATATACAATTCAAAGAAATAGAAGGAGAAGGTGAGGGAGAAGGTGCGGCAAGCGTTGAATCACTTGATTTGCTAACCAAATCTTTTACACCTATTATAATGCCACACGATTTAGAAATAATAGATGATGAATTACTTATTCACATAAACGATGTTGATATTGTAAAATACAAGTTTGAGCAATTTGAGGATAATTGGTTTATTCATTCTCCCAAAAGTTCTCTTAGTGGTATTATGAAAAATGACTATCCTGTTGTACTATCTCAAAGTCTTATGCCGTTTTGGTCATCGGTAGCACCATTGATGATTAAAGGAATAGTAACTAAGAAAACCGAACTTGACATGCCTAAAAAGCCAACAGAAGAGCAAATGGAAGAAGAAAGTGCGGGTCTTATTGATGAAGATGATGAAAATAGATTGCTTAAACCCGAAACCAAAAAGAAAGCACTTGAACTCATTCTTCGTACTTTAGATACTATTAGTAAGGAAAAAATGACTTGGACAGGACCAAAGGGTTTGGGTATTGATGTAGGAACTCCGCAAGAATCTCCACGAGGACCGACCAAATTGACGGAAGAAGAAAATTTGCCCGATTTCGATGGTGAAAAAATAATTACTGATGAAAAGAAAGAGAAGAAAAACGAGCGACTAAATCACATTAAACTTCGTACAGACGAAAATGAAGAGATTTCTATAGACTATGACAATGAACAGCCAATTATTTCTCATTCATAAGCAGATATAAATACAAAAAGAGGGAAAGACCCCTTCAATGCTTTCTATAGAACAACCAGCATCGGGTATCACTCTCCTCAAGAGTGGCTCGGATTTGGTCGTTGCAGGTTATGCATCTGTTGAATTAGTTGATAAGCAAGGCGACCTTATTACTCGTAGTGCTTTGAATGATGCATTTAACAGTTTTATGAAAAGCGATAAATTCCGCAATGTACAATTGGCACACTCCAACATTCAAGTTGGAGAAGTAATTGACAATTACATTGATTCTAACGGCAGAATGTGGAAATCCGAAGTGGATGACACAGGTATGTTTGTCGTTGTCCAACTCCGCAATGATATTGAGAAGGCTCGTGAAGTAGCCGCCGAAATCCGCAAAGGAAACCTTCGTGGATTCTCTATTGGAGGTCAAGCCTTCAAAAGAGTACGAAGGTCCGATATGGAAAAAGGCGATTACCAAGAGATTTCAAAAATGGAGTTGCATGAGATAACGATTTGTGAAAAGGGAATTAACCCCGAAGCACAATTTCGTATTCTAAAGGAGGATAAAAGTATGACAGAAGAAACTGAACTAAACGATATTATGTCACGCCTTGAAGCACGATTGGATGCAATGGAGAAGGGAATCCCCCCTCAACTCCGTGAAGCCATTGAAGAAAAGAAAGGCAAAGGCAAAGAACAAGAAGAAAAGAAAGAAATGAAAGAGGATGATGACATGGAAAAAGGCGACGAATATAGTGATGTTATCTCAGCAGAATACCTATCGTGGATGGAAGACACTCTAAAATCCGCAGGTGTTGATACTGTTGCGGCACGAACACACTTTGACAACTTGGAAAAAGCACAACTCGGTGGATTCGACAACCCTGACTCAGTGGATGGTGCAGACTATTTCGCTGGACAGGTACGAGGCCGAGGACAAGAAAACGGTAGCCCATCAACAGGTGCTATCAACGCCGTTTCATCATCGGGTGGTAAAACACCTGCTGGTGCTCTCGGTCCTGTATCTATGTCAAAAGGCTACCTTAACGAAAGCAATGTAAGTGATGCTGATATTGAAGCCGCTTACGAAGTGTATAAGGCCGCCGCTATGGAACAGCATTTCCGAAACAACCTTGAATCTCAATTTGCAGGTCGTTTCAACAACGAAATGGAAATTGCAAAAGCACAACAAGCAAAGGCTCAATTTGACGCACGAGCACCACTCGCTGAGATTGTTAAGTCAATTGAAGCACTCTCGGAGCGTATTGACAACATTTCAACAGGTAGCACGACTATTCAAAAGTCTGCATCTGTTTCATCAATTAATGTTCCCTCCACTGAGGACTTAGGCAATATGGGTTGGGATGAAGTCCATGCCCTTGCAAGGAGGACTCTCCGAGGAGAATGAGGTGAATTAAATGGCAAGAGATTACATTAGAAACATTACAGACATGGAGCGATACTACTACGGAGCCGGCAACGCTATGGGCTACTCCTACTCCGGTAGCGAACTTCTCAAAGCAGACGCACCAATGCTTTCAACCACTGCTGGTACATACCAAGCAATCTATGGTCGAAAGGTTTGGTCACAATTGAACCAAGAGTTCAACGCATTTTCAATCCTACCAAAGCGACCTTGGGAGCGAAGTGGTTGGAGAGTTATTACTGCAAAGCCATCCTTCTCAGTTGGTGGCGGTGTTGCAGAAAACGCAACTCTTCCAGAAACAACTAAGCCAACCTTCCAACACATTGCCGCAAAGCCAAAAACTGTTGTCCACACATTCGACATGAGTGAAACAGCAATGTTCCTTTCCGACAAAGATGACGGTCTTGGCGACATTCGTGCAATCCTTAAGGAAGAAATGGGTAAGCACCACGCAGAACACATCAACCAAATGCTCACAACTGACAAAGGAACTGCCGCAGGTAACGACTTTGAATCACTTGACCGAGTAACAACAGGTGCATCGGCGAGTGCTAACGAAGACATTTACTCAATTGACCGAAGTGCAAACACATGGTCACTTGCAGAACACAACGAAAACAGTGGTACAGACCGAAACCTTTCACTCGACCAACTTGACGACTTGTTCCAAAAGATTTGGACTCGTGGTGGAAATCCAAAGGTCATGCTTACAGGTTACGACACATTGATGCGACTACAACAACTCCTCCAAAGCCAACAGCGATTTATGGAAGAGAAGAGAGTCACACCTACCTACAACGGTGTCAAGGGTGTTCCCGGTATTGAAGCAGGTTTTATCGTTGCAACATACAACGGTATTCCAATCATTCCATCAAAGGATGTTCAAACCGACACACTCAGCCGTATCTATTATCTTGATACTGATTACTTGTACTTTAGTACAGCAATTCCAACACAATACTTTGAAAGTGGTATTGAAACAGGCGACCCATTCGCTATCAACCGTCTTGGACAAGAGGGTATGTACCGAACAATGGGCGAATTGTGGACAACTTTCTTCGGAGGTCATGGTTCAGTTCGTGACCTTAAGTGAGGTTGGAGAATTTAACATTGAGGTGAAAAATTATGGCAAATGAATTAACAGTAAGCGGAACAGCAACACCAACATTAGTAGGTGCATGGGAACTTCGAGCAGGTTCTCACGACACAACAGAATGGCTCGACGGAGCAGCAGATGTAACATATCCGGGCGGTGGTCCGGGTACATTCAATGCTTCTAACAGCGATGGAGCAAACGGCTACGATGCCGCACCAAAGATGGCTCTTATTACCACAACAGGTGCAGGTACAGTCGTACTCGCAGGTGGAGTAACAAGCATTCTATTGGCTACAGGAAACCAAACAAGCGGTACACAAGCGGCTTTAAAAATTGCAGTAAGCAGTTTGACAATTACCATTACAGGTGCGGCAGAAGCACATAGCCTGTTAGTGATGTACAACTGAGGGTTTTAAGTGCCTACAGTAACTTTCATCGGGCCTTTTTACTTGAGAAGGCGAGCCGATAGAGCGGGTCAATGGATTCGTGGTGAAACCGAGGAAGTTACTCAAGAGTGGTTAAATGAGTGGCGACACAGACTACCAGCAAAACACTTTACCATTGAGGGCGATGAAGGAGTCACTACTGACGGTGGCAATGACGGCATCCCCGATAATGGTTGGGCAAGAAAAGACATTCTTCAATGGCTTGATGACAACGGTGTGGAGCGAGGTAGTGGCTATCTTACAAAGACAGCCGCACTCACACTCGTACAGGCACATTTAAATCCTACAGATGATACAGAAG